TCAAGGAAGACTCAAATCCATACCGAGCATCCTGGCGAGGCCAAAGGTAAAGAACAACACACCCAGCAGTGCGAGCAGGAAGATGGCTGCCAACTTGGCACTCGTGCGTAGTAAGGCACGCCTGTCCACGCCCTTCTTCCCTTGGTCGTAATGCCACTTGATGGCGAAGAACATGCATGTGCCGAAGATGAGCACCTTGAACGTTACGAAGACTACAGGGACCCAATCGATCATTTTGAGAATTTCCAGCCTATGACTGACACTGTCTGTTGCGAGGTACACACCTCCCGGGCGCGAGAGGCAAAAACGTCAGCGATTGCCACACAAGAGTGATGTCGCTGCCGTGTCGAGGCATATTACTTAAAAGCAATTTCCATACATTGAGACAAAATGTATGCATATGAAAGCCATACAAGATGACCGTTTGCCCGCGTGGTTGCCGCGATTGTCCGCGCATGGCGGGCCGCGTTTTCTGCAGATTGCAGATGCCTTGCAGGCAGCCATGGCAGACGGATCCTTGAGTCCTGGCGACCGTCTACCTCCACAGCGCCAACTGGCGGCACAACTGGATATCGACCTGACAACGGTCACGCGCGCGTATGACGAAGCCAGACGCCGCCACCTGCTGGAAGGCCGGGGCGCCCGAGGCACCTACGTCGCAGCGCCGAAAGTCGAACTGTCCACTATCCTCGACCTGGGCATGAATACCCCTCCGCCGCCGGATGGCGTGGACTTTGACGATATGTTGAAGCAAGGCCTGTCCCAGGTGCTGATGAGGGCAGATACCAACATGCTAATGACTTACCACCTGGGCGGAGGGAGCGACTCCGAGCGCAAGGCGGGAGCCAGATGGCTTGAGCCCATGCTTGGACAGTTGGATCCAGAGCAGGTTGTTGTCTGCCCAGGCGCACAAGCGGCGATCGCTGCATTGATTCTTGCGCAGAGCAAGCCTGATGATGTGATCCTGGCGGAACCGATGGCTTATCCGGGTCTGCGCACCGCAGCGACACAGTTCGGCCGACGCATCGTTGCAGTGGACGCGGATCAGCACGGGATGGTGCCCGAAGCGCTTGAGCAGGCGTGCCACGAGCACAAGCCTGGGCTGATCTATCTCAATCCGACATTGCAGAACCCGACAAGCATCACCATTCCTGAGCACCGCCGAAGAGACCTCGCCAGCATCGCGAAGCGCTGCAATGTACGCATTATCGAAGATGACCCCTACTGGCTACTTGCCGATGCCCCGCCGCCTATTGCCTTATTCGCTCCAGGGCAGGTGTGCTACATCTCGACCCTGTCGAAATGCCTCACTCCGGGCTTGCGCGTGGCCTTCGTTCTCGTCCCTGATAGGCACGAACGCGAGCGTTTTCTCGCCGCGCTCAGATCATTTGCGCTGATGGTCGCGCCTCTGACGGCCGCACTGGCCACACAGTGGATCTTCGATGGTTCGGCAGCTGAATTGATGGAAGGAGTGCGCAAGGAGGCCCGTCTGCGCCACTGGATGGCCAGAGACATTCTGGCGGGACGTTACATCGGCGCCGGAGACGGCCTACATGTATGGCTCGAATTGCCAAGCTACTGGAGCTCCTCGCAGCTTGCTCGTGCCGCTGGCAGCGAAGGCATAGCAGTCACGCCGGCGGAGGCATTCGCCACTGGCAACCGTTCCGTGAACGCCATTCGCATCTCTTTGGGCAGCATCAAGGACCGTGCACGCTTGCAAGCCGGTCTTCACCGGCTGTCTCATCTGCTGGCTCGACAGCCCGATTCGTTGATTGCCGCCGTGGTCTAGCGTCCAGCAAGCGGCTGTTCGAGCCGTAGACATGCGTCCTAACTGGTGATTTCGAGGCCTCCGGCCAGCGGATATCCAAAGTCATCGCGCTTCTGGCTCCGTGATTCCCAAAGCCATGCCTTCGCCAAAGCCTTGCTCGTGAAAGTCTGCGCCTCTGTGTGCACAATACTGCCCTTATCTTTTGGGCGAGTCTGGGCCGTATATACGCTTGGGTCATCTGCCCTTTCCTGGCTGAAATGGTCCCCATAGCGAAGGCACTGAGGGACAAAATAGTGGGGTTTCTGGGTGTTTTTCAGGGCGCTGTATGGTGCTGCAAGCCCACAGATTTCATCAATGAACAACGAAAATATCCAAACGAATCAACCAGTTCACAGCATGTGGCGCATGTCGGTGGCCCCTATGATGGACTGGACGGACTTTCGTCTACCACATTGATTTAAATATGGTTTTCTGGCGAAGCCTTTGTGTTGCTGCACTCCTGTTGCACTGGAAATAGCGCGCTCCAACCTCCAGCCACGGAAACCACGACCTGCACGGGTGCAGCAGGTTCAAGACGCAAATTCGCGGGTCTTCAAGAATGCTGTATAAATACACAGTGTTCTGCGAAATCATCGAACTCCGTCGAGCCGGCCTGCGCCTGGCTCCCAAAGACTGGCCAGCACCCATTGTTGGAGAGCTGCGCATGTCATACGAAAGCGCGAGCAACAACAATCTGCGGCGCTCGCTCCGACGCGCCACCTTGTATGTGCAGCAAGGTACAAGACTTACGCCAGACAACTATATTGTTGACCCGGTTGTGATCGATGTGCTTGGTGACGCATTTCTCTGGCGTGGCTATGAGACGAAGATGACCGAGCAAGGCCTTGCCGAGTATGAGCAGCTCTGGCTGCTGCGCCAACGCGCCAGCTTGGACGGCCCCGCTCTGCCTGCTTTCAATGCACAGGCGTTTGTGCAGCAGCTGCCATATATCCATGTGCCACCGAAGCCAACCCCTTGACCAAGAGGCGGACTGGCACCCGACCCTACTGAGAACAGCGGGCCAGTACGGCTTTCCCAAAGAGCGCATCCTGCCAGGCAACGCCAAAGACTACTTCACTGAAGAAGTCCATCCCGGATGGCTACTTGTGGTCACGACTGAGGGCGGGGTTGTGTATTTCGGGCCAAACCATGCCAGTGTTGTACGCTCCCCTGCCCCTTTTTGATCGGGTTAGCCATTTGTGGGATGTTAGAGTCGATCAGTGCCTTACGTCGATTGACGCCAAGGGAAGCCCCATTACATAAGAAAAACCCTCGCTGAATTCTTTTACGCGCTCTCTCACCACGAGACACAGCAGCGAGGCTAAATTAAAGAGACAAAGAGCATGCCAATGACTGATTACCTCGCAGCACTCCCTATTCCTTCCCCCTTGGTACCAGATCGCCTGCGCGAACTGCTACAACCAGTAGGCAATGATGCTGCGCTTAGAGTCGAGGTCAGTTGCATGACAGAAGACGACCTTTACGGGCCAAGACGTGAGGTTGTGCACATGCTCATGGCCATAGTCCCAGATGATGGCAAAACTGCAACCCCTGTCCTCCACAGTGAACAAGGTCTTGTGTCATCTTCGACACTGGAATTACGCGAAAAAGGTAGTGAGCGAAACTTTATACCAAGTGTCAATGGATATGACTATATTGTGGCGTCCTGGGGAAGCGGATCTTTCTATACCTATCATTTAGCTGAAAAGGTATGGATGGCACTTGGACTCACCCCACGCTGCTTCGGAAACGAGCAGCAAAGATTGGTCTACGACGATCTGAAATTACCGGAGTTCAATGTTGTTGAAGGTGAAATTTCAGCCCAATACTATATAGAAGCCTCGCGCCAAATACGATGGCGCATGTCCAACGAGTATTTGCGTAGATACTTGTGGCTACGAGGTGGGCGCGGTGTTCGTCAGTTCTATTACAGCGCTATTCTTCAAGACACCCAGGAATTGCGCAATTGGATAAATGGACGCAAGACCATCGAACTTGGAAGCCAAGGAAGCTGGTTCCATGGTGATATCCGCGAATCAGCTGAGGGTTTTCTCTTGCAATTGTGGGCGACTGTGGACGCAGTATCTTGTGAATTGTGCCCGGAGCAGACAGCGGAAGGACTGCACTGGCCAGGTGTCGATCCTGCAGTCACCCGTCAATATGCTCGCTATATCGGTAATGATGCAATCATCTATTTAGATGACAAATTTCTTGAAAGGTATGAGCAGAACAGCTTCTATAAAACCAGTCCACTTAAGATGCATGGTTTCTGGAATTGCAGTCCTTCATACCTAGGACAGTGGTCGTTTACTGGTTGCGAACGAGTTGGAAGAAACCTAATTCGGGTATCTTTGCGGGATTTATACAGTGGAGTGCCGGATCGAGAAATGCTGCACGCCCATAAACATGCACTAGCTGCAGATATAGTCGCTCAATATGATAAAAGCGAAGAGCACTTTGTCTCAAAGGTTGACAGGTTATTAGTTCAGCTGTTAAACCTAGGCGACAACCTCTCAAAACTCGGTAGCACTCTGGGCATAGATACTAACACCGAAGAATTGACTGGATTTAGCCGCGAAGAAATAAATAACAACGGCTGGATGCATTACCCACAACTCAAAAAACTCGCTCAAGTTTCACCTATCACGATGACACAGCAGCAGTTCCTGGCTCGTTGCAAATCGATACATGAGATTTGGCAAAAACTGCCTAATGGAATCCTTAAAAGAATTTTACAAGCTGCAGGAATTCCAAAGACTCAAATTGCTAACCGAGCAAGCTTAAAGCTGCTCCAGTCCCTGCTAAACATCCTTCAACCCCTGGACGCCAACCAAGAAGCCGTGGACGCATTCAGAAGCGATCAAGAGCCTGAACTCTGGGATCAGAGGAACCCTGGGATAGCGATGCTCTTTGTTGCGAACGACCTTCGAATCGCTGACGCCCATGATATGGCTGATTATCATCAAAAACTGGTCGATCAAGGATTCGATATTGCTAGCCTGAATCAAGGCTATGGCAGAGCGCTAGATTTAGTCATGGACGGCGTTATCAATTCATTTGAAGCAATCAACAACCCTCTTGCACGAATCCTCTCACGAACCTGAGGGACTCGTTACTAGCGAGGTGGCCGCATAGGCACGGGCAGTTCCTTGTTTTGCGGGATCACTGGCCAGGCTGCGCGGCAAGTTGCTGCATCAGCTGCGTGGCCATCAGCTTTGAACCCCAACTCCGTATATCGCTCGACACACTGTCCAAATAGGGAGTTGAGGGTAGAGGCATACTCAATGAGGGCGCCGGGGGAAGCTTCGGCAAGTCGCTGCTCGGCATCGGACAGCTTGTGCTGCATGCCGTCACGCTCACGGCGAGCGCGATCAGCAGCAGCCTGCAAACCGGCCTGCTTCTGGATGGCATCATTCAGGGCTCCTTGGTATTTGTCGTTGACCGTGCGCTCGACGGCCAGCACGCGCCGGCCGGCGGCCGTGCGCTCTTCTGTGATCTGCTGGCGGTATTGGCTGGCCTGCAAGCGCTCGTCGGCCAACTCAGCCCCCAGGCGTGCTGCCTGGAAGTACCAGACCAGCAAGCCTGCGAGCACCGCGATGACGATATGGGTGTAGAGGCTCAGGCGGCCCATGCCAACCTCCAACATAGCCATGGGTCGCACATCATGTAGAACATGATGGGGCTCACGGCAGCACCTGCAGCGCCTTGGCTAGGGCGTAGCCCTCATGCTCCCAGAGCTTGTCGCGGGCCTTGCCTTCTGCCTGCTCACGCGCATATTTCATGCCCAGGGCAGCATTGAAATTCTCCTGGCTCACGCAGGCGCTGTGGCCAGTTGCCAGATAGAAGCGACCCAAGAAGGCATGCGCAAGGGTGCTGGTGGTACCAGCTGGCTGCTCGTAGAGCCACGTTACTTTCGCCATCAGCCCCTGAATCTGCTCGGCAGTCACGCGCGGTGCAGTCAGGCCAGCAGCAACAATCTCCGCTTCGGCCCGTTGGTCGCCTCGAACACCAGCAGAGATGTGGTGTACCTCGGTGTCCCCCACAGTGACTCGCCCCGCGGCAGCGCATACGGCCAATCCGGCGCTGTAGCTGTCCACGGCCGCGCCGAATGCTTGCACCGGGCCCGGGTGGGCGCTCTGGGCGATATGCACCGGGTTTCTCCACTTGCCAGCAACATGCTCAGCAATGCTTTCCAAACCCCTCTTGGCCGCTTCAAGTCGATCATGGTTATTCGGGTTCGGGCAACTACTGCAGGCCGAATTAGGCCCGCAGGTACAAACCTGCTTTGAGGCAGACGCAGTCAATCCGAGAATGGCATCCACTGCGTTACGAATATAGATACCCATATCCACGCCGCCAGACATTCGATCCACTAAATCCCGGCCTAGTGCGTGAATCAAAGCGAGTTCCAATTCAAACCGCAAGCTACGCTCAGGCATCGTTACAGAGCAATTGGCTGAGCCTGAACCAGTGCCAGTTGTAGGCTCCAACCGTTCAAGGTGTTTATGCAGCTCTTTAAATCCGAATGCGACCGCAAAGGCCAGAATAATGGAGCACGACGCAATGAGGCCGGCCAAAGCCTGATAATCGCGTTGCCCCGGACTCTGCAAATATCCAACTGTAAAATACAAGAATGCGAAGGTAATCAACAAAGCCGAAAAAATCTTGTCGCTAAGAGAGAACGATTGCAGGAATTTCATGGAAATCTCCATAGTCCGGCTGCCGGCCGGCGCGGGCCGATGGCTTAGGGGTTTTGGATACGCTCACCCAAAATGGTGGAAAGCTCTTGCATCACATCCAGTTGACGGCGTTGGAGTGCTTGCTGTGCAGGGGAATCGTTGAGAAACAAAGAGGTACCGATAATCTCGTGCATCCGCGTAATGCGAATATCCAACTCCTGTTTGTCATCCAGCAAAATCTGCTGGCATGGCGATACCGTGCAACCGACCACGAGCCAGTCATCAGCGAGGCAATCATTCACACTGGGAACCCAGGTGCTGACCGTCTCGTTCGCGTTCTTAATCGCAAAGTAGGCGTTGTAGGGCACCATGGCACCTTCACCAAAGTGCTCCTTGGCAGCGCCGGTCTGCACCGGGTAGCTGGCCGCAGGCACCAGATAGACGAACAAACCTTTGCCATTCCAGCCAGTGCGCTGCAAGCGCTTGCCGAGATCCAGCTCCTTGAGGGCATCACCGAATTTCATTGTCCAGCCCCCTCACCTACCGTCTCATAGGTCGCGTCAAAGATCTCGCGCTTGCAGGGGTAGATCTCGCCGGCCACGCCAGTAATAAGCATGTCCCCCGGGCCCATCTTCATGGCGCCTTCAAGGGTTGGAATAAGGTAGCAGGTGTCGCTTTCGTGTGTGATCGGATGGCCGCCATAGCTGAACGACCAGGGCATCCCGTTCACGATATTCGACTCACGGCCTTCTTTCTTGCACTGGGCAAGACCATGCTGAACCAGCTCGGTGAATGTGATGGCCGTAATAACGACTGGCTTTTTTCTATATTTCGTCATTGCTGGGCCTTCATCGCTGCTTCGGTGAAATCAGGCAGATCCGCTGCTGCGCGCAAGAAGCAGTCTCTGGCTTCCAGCAGCTTGCGCATGCCTGCGCTCTTTTCGGGACCGTCTGGCAGCAAAGACTCCATGGACTGGGCCACGCTGGCCGTCTGCCGGCCGACAGGCTGAAACTTCATCGGCAGGTTGGAGTAGCCGAAATATTTGAGCGTGGTCGATGGCACGTTAAGCCTCCGACTCAGTAGCCTTCGGCACCTCGTCGGCAGTGCCACTGACCGCCGACTGCAGTGCGGCCAGCACTTCGGGAGCCGAATCCGCCGTCAAACCAGCCAGTTGCCCCTGGGCTTCGGCCGCGACCGGCGAGAGCGCTTGGGGCTCTGCGACCGGCAAGACCATGGCCTGCATCAAGTCGCGGCCATTCACCAGCGGAGCGCCCAGAGGCTGCAGTCCTGCGATCAGGGCTTCGCGCACCTTGGCTTGCAGGTCGTTGGCGTCACCGCCGCGCACGATGCGATAGTCAGCAATCTTTTTCATGTCATTTCCCTAGGTTGGTAGGTTGGAGGGGCATGCGCCAAAGGCGGCAAATCTCATCGTTGGCATCGCCGCGCAGCTTCAAGCCGGGCAACACCGTCTGCACACCATTGACCGTGCCCTTGCTCCAGCGCGGGTTCTCTCGGCAAGAGCCTTCGAGATCCCCGGCATTCGCCTTGCGCAGTAGCGTGCTGGTGCTCAGGTTGGTTTCACCCTTGTTGTGGATGAAGTCGATGAATGTGGCCCGGGCAAATTCGTCATAAATGGCCCAGTGGACGAAGAGCCGCTTGCCAGCACGCTCGGCAGCCAGGTACCGGCCCTTCTCCAGCCGGTAGCACTCGGCCGGGCTGTACCACTTGCCGGCAACCACACCAGCCCCGGTAATTCCGTTACAAACGGTCAAGGGCTGCCCCTTGCCCAGCTTGTCGATGTAGGGAGTGCCGATGTGGCGATTGCTGGATTCGTAGTACGACCCCATCACCATGGCAATGCGCACGGCGTCAGACACATCAGGATCAGCAGCTACTGCCTGGATGTACTGGTTCTTCTGAGATTCAGCCGTGGCGGCTTGATCCACGTAATAGGTGCCGCCACCCATGCCGATGAGAATCATCAGGGCGCCAAGGCTGTTTCGCAGCATCGTGGGAACCTTGCTCATACCGCACCGCCCACAGCAGCCTTGGCTTTTTCGCGCAGCTCCTGCCGAGCTTGCTCATGCTTGAAATCGCGGCGCCACTTCCAGACCAGATACGCTGCCTGCAGCGCCACAAAGGCAATGGTTGCCACCACCGCCCAATCACTCAGAGGCAGCCCGCCCAGGCGCGCGGCGCCTGCAGACGCCGCGCCAGGCGTAGCTTGTATGGCTGCGACGGCAATGTCCTGCTTTTGCTCGGCACTCAAGTGCTGATGGATGCCCAGCAGCGCCAGGACTGATGCGAGTGCTCTTTTCATGCATGCATCGTCGTGGCGCGCGCCTGAAGTCCTAAACCCTATGCAGGGTCAGTGGGGTGAGATTTGATGCGAAAGCAACTGTGTTTCCTGCACATTCATGGACGTTGGTGCAGGAGCCTACGGCACGATGGAAGTTAAAGCCCCAACGTCGCGGCAGCGATGAATAGCTCATCCACCAGAGTACCGGTGGACTCATGGCCAGAGGCTCGAAACGTCATAGTTGCACAACGCCTCAAGGTCTATCAAACCATTGATCATGTCTTCATGCGCCTGGCGCGCCCCCGTGAGCTGACCTGACAAGAGACGGTAGGCCACATCCTTTGCCAGGATTCGCTGCATCAGCTCGATGCGACCCATGCCTCGCTGCGCAGCGCAAGCATCAATCCAAGGTGTGATCGCGCCGGCACCTAAGGCAAGCGCCTGGGCCTCCCCTAGTTGAATGGGCCAGGATTCACGCTCGTATTGAGGATACGGCAGGGCTATCACGTTCATGCGGTTGACGTACTCTGCGTCCACGAGCCGCTTCAGTCTCGCCCTTTCTGAAACGACCTGCTCCTCAAGAGTTGGAACCCATTCATCCAGGCCGCCTTGCCCGTCTGATTCATCATTCGGCGAATGACTCTCAACGTGCCCCCTCGGAGGCAGCTCCACAGGGCCGTCCTTCGCAACGATGATGGGCACGGGGAAGCGTGCCGCATCGCTCGCGGCAACGCCATGCGGAAACAGAACCCTTATTGTCAACTGTCCATTGACTCGGGACACATTGCCAGAAAGCCAGGGGCAATCGATGTCAGCTTGCAGCAGCACCTCGCCGTCAGCCAAGCCACTGAAGTCGAACACCTTGCCGTTCAACGCGACCGAGTCGCCCTTAACTGCAATACTCAGTTCGTCGTCGCTGCGTATGGGGTCTAGTTCGATAATCATTTCCACCACCCTGTCACCGCGATGTTCGCAGTGATGCTCCGTATAGTTGCATCGCCCGAGAAATGCATGATTCCGACTGTGCAGCCGGTTGTGCCCACATCACCCAGATACTGCACGTAGCCGAAGCCCTCCGCGCATGCAAAGCTGCACTGGGCCGGCTTGCTGGTAATGAATGTCGTGGGCAGCGTGAATGGGTACTGCGCCGCTGACGCCACGGTTGTGATCGTCTTGCGAATGTTGGCAATGACTTGCCCGTTCGAGAACTTGGTGTACGTTCCATTCGCATTGCTGCCTGTCTCCACAATGCCATTCAGGCGCTGCCAAGGGCCCCAAGCGTTGTTGCCGTATACGTTGCGATGAAATACATCCGTGGTGACGCCAGCTACCCCGGAGGCCGAATACAGCAACTGGCCCACGGCATCGCCCGTAATGCCGAACGTCAGCACAGAGCCGAACTGCACTCCCTCGGGGTAGGTTCCAGAGCCTGTTGTTGCATTGGCATTGGCCCAGCCGCGCAAAGCCCTGTTATCCAGGTTGATCACCGTGACGGGGATGTCACCCAGAATGCCGCCGTCGCCAATACGCATGACACGGCCCGCAGTGAGATCATTCACCCCAGTAGTCGCTGTGAGCAGCGCCGCGCTGCCAAGACCCAGCGCGGTTCTTGCCGTCGCAGCAGTTGTGCCCCCCGTCCCCCCGTCTGCAATCCCGATCACATCAGCAGCAGGCATCTCCTGAAGTGCCCCACTGACCAGAACCAGCGGTTTTCGCGCAGCCATCGCCTAAGCCAAAACGATGGGCGAGCCGGCGTTGAAATTCAGCGTAGTGGCGCTGGTGGCAAAGCCCACCCTTTGAACCACCTTGCCTGTCCCAGTGGGCGCGACATTGGTGCTCTTTCCGGCGGTGGCACCGAGAAACTGCGGGCCAGGGGTCAGCCCTGTTACCGAAGTATTCGTGCCCTCGAAATAAACAGTGGCAGTCGCGCCGGACGCGAAGCCAGTCAGCACGAAGCCATGTGCCTCCTTGCCGGCAGTCGCAGGATCGGCCTTGCGCACCTTGGCACCGGAGCTGTTCCATATATTGACCAGATCGCCAGCCACTAGCGCCTCAGAAGCGGCAATCAGTGCCGTATCAGCACCCACGCCCACCGGCAGCATCGTCGTATCCAGCCGACCCGAGCTATCCAGCTGGGCCAGCTTTCCAGCATCAGCTGCACCAGCCGATGCCGCAGCACCATTTAAAACAGCTGGATCAATAATCCCGGACGCAGTCATTTTTACGACCTTGTTGGGGCTACTGGCGGCACTGGCATTGAGAATGCTGTCGTCCAGGATGCCGTTGGCATTGAGAGCAGGAATGGCATTGGCATCAGCAGCACCCGCGCTCGTCGTCAGCGCGGCCTCTTCCGTCAGAGTGCCACTGTTGTTCTTGATGAATTTCTTGGTCGATGCGTTCCCCATGAGGAATACTCCTTATATAACAATGGGTTGCTTGATGGACAGAAGCGCTGACGTGCTCGACGTTGCGATCGCTACCACCAGCTGATACCCGGTGTCGGGTGGCTGCTGCGTCAACACGCCATCCAGTCCCACAAAAATCGGCAAGTCCTGCGTCCAGCTCCACGACGGCTCGATCACTTCGCCCGAATTCGCCACGTTGATAGGGGCTCCATCCTCGGCAGCGTGCAGGCTCAGGCCCAGAACCGACATGGCGCCGGTCACATCGCGCGAATCGGCGTACTTCACAAGGCCCGAAAACGCAGCGCAGACGGCGCGATGCCCACCGATGGGCCCACTGGCTTTGAACGTCACATATGAGACGCCGGCTTGGCCTGGTGCACCCGGCGGCCCCGGTGGCCCCTGCTGTGCCTCAGTCAATATCACCAGCTCTGGTACAGTCTCATGGAGCGTGTTGTCCTGAACGACCTCAAGCACTTCGAGCTGCTCGATCGGAACCTCCAAGAGGTCGTTACCGCCCTTGGGCTCAAGCAAAACTACGCTCTGCACCTGCTCGAGTAGCAGGTGCTCTTGAGGAACCTCAAGCAAATCAGCCACGAGTCACCTCCGGCGATACAGCAACACTGCCTGCAAAGCGGCGTACTACGGTGCCATTCGGGAATTCGATTTCCAGGTCGTAAACGGCAGCAGACCACTGAAGGGCTGCAGTGTCGGTGGCTGTGATCAGAATGCGGATTTCGCCCGTAGGGCCGCCCAATACAATGCGTCCGTTCTCCGTAGTCAGCTCGAGCAGCACCGTCTCGCTTTCCACAGTCTCACGAAACTGAGAGCGAGCCTTGCAGCCGGTCAGATCCACTGGAACGGATTGAACCTTTGTGCCCGTCTTCCAAGTGATGGTCTTGTCGAACGTGGCTCCCTGGTCGATTTCGAGTTTGACTTTATGGGCAGACATGGGCGGCAGTGTGTTACTTGGCCACCCACCTGTCGAACCCTACACAGGGGCGCCGACTTTATTGGTTCAGCGAGCCGCTGTAACTCCAGCTGGAGCCCCCAGTGATACCAGCCGAAGCCGATACCATGCTCCAGGCGCTGGCCACACGCTGCGCCGAAGTCGTGAGGCCAATCTTGGCCGCCTCCAAACGGACTGCATTGCTCTGGAGCGCGACGTCCGCATTGAGCTTGGCTGTCTGCAGGCTGATATTGCTGCCAGCCTCGTACTGCTTGATGTCTGCCTCCCAGCGGCGCATATAGCTGGCGGCCTTGGCCTCGATGGCACTGGCGCTTACACGGTAGCCGTCCACCAGAATGGCGGACTGCTTGGCTGCGGCATCCATCTTGGCCACTTCGGCCGACAGGCGAGCCTTCCAGCCATCCCACTCCAGGCCCTTGGCGGCAATCTTGGCCTGGGCCTGGGCAATAGCCACCCGGGCACGCTCGGCCTGTGCGCCGGCAAAGGCGCTATACGCCTGCACCTGGGATTTATAGGCATCCTGCTTTATGGCCTCGCCCTGGGCCCGGGCCTTGTAGAGTTCTACCTTGGAAGTCTCGGCATTGAGGGTCGCCACAAAGGCGCGGATCGCTTCGCCGCCGGCTTGAATGCGCGTCTGCTCCAGGCTCACCAGCGTCTGGGCTGCCTGCACGCGGGTCTTGTAGATCTCCACGGCCGCCATGCGCCCATCAATCTCGGCCTTGTAGCGCGCCACCAGCGACTGATTGATCTCCGCCTTGGTCTGCTCGGCCTGCAGCATGGCCTTGTAGACCTCGACCTTGTTCATTTCCGCCTTGATGACGGTTTCATAGGCCATGGCATAGGTGCGGTAGCCGTCCAGTAGTGCCTTGAACCGCTCAAGCGCCGCGTTATGGGTCGCAATGCCATGGTCGGCCGTCGCCTTGGCTGCTTCAAACGACAAGCGATCCAGCTGCATGGCCTGATCCATCAACTGGCCTTCAAGAGCCAACCCCTGGGAGATAGCATCCTTGACGTTGGCCTGTTCCAGCTCGGCCTGCTTGATGGCGATATCGCGCGACAGGCCGGAGAGCTTGTCATGAAACTCGCGCCGGGCATCGGCCAGCTGGCCGACCAGCACCCCGGACGGCAGCGGAAAGCCCAATGCCTCGGCCGCACGCATCACCTCATGCTCACGCGCCAGCGCCACCTGGGTTTCACGGTCACGCGAACGATCCCAGATGGCTTGCTCCACTGCAGGACTCAGGCCAGTACCCCCTTGAATCCGGGCAGCAAGCAAGGCCTTGAGGTTGTTCAAAAGGTCAGAGGCATAGCCTGGCGCGCGCTTGAACTCAAAGGGCGCCGGCTCCAGCAGCTGCAGCTCTGGCATGTCGTCCAGCTTGTCCAGCCAGTCCTCGTGCAGATTCACGCCGCCAAACTGGTGCGTGGTCAGCGCCAGAAAGTCCGGCGCATCGGGCAGGCTCACATCGGGCGCATCGGGAATGGCCACCTCCCGCATCTGGGGCAAGGCCGGGGCCTGGCCAATCACCAGCTCAGGCGCGGCGCCAAAGTCCATGGCCGGCGGCAGCAGATCAAAGCCGGGCACCTCCACATCGGGCAGGCTGGCCAGATCCAGATCGCCTGGCATATTGCCCGGCGCGGCAAAGCCTACCTTGGGCAGCTCGGGCAAGTCCAGCACTTCTGGCAAGGCTGGCGCCGCAATCGTTCCCCAGCGCACGCTGATGGTGGGGGTCGGTAGCACCAGGTTGTTGAAAGCGTCCTGCATGGACTTGGACTCGCGCAAGGCCTGATCGGCCATATTGATCGAGCGTTGGTACTTGTCCTGAACAATCTCGGCCGGGCCGTTGAAATCAAACTCTGCCATCTCAAACTCTCCTTGTCTTGGACTTGACGCTCATCACCTCGACACGATCCAGCGTGAAGGCCTGTCCATCGGGGGTGCTCAGGCCGAAGCCCAGATAGTTCTCGCGGATGCCCTTGCCCACCGGGCAGCGCGTCTGGTCGCTCTCGCGTAGCGGAAAGGGGTAGCTCCAGCTCTGGCCGGGCCCAAACACCGTGAACCGGGCTTCGCCCTGGCCGCGCATGGACAGATAGACCATGGCAATCTGCTGCTTAAGGGTGTTCTCGCGCAGCGTGGCTGGCAGTCGCAGCTCGGTCGTGATCGGCAGACCTGCATCGTTGTCGCCGCCAAAGGCAAACAGGCCATCCACACCCGCACAGTGCGTGGTGGTCACGCTATCAAAATCATGGCGCGTGTACTCGCTGACGGCGCCGCTCAGGGTGTTGCAGATCATCATGGTGGTGCTCAGAAGGGATAGAAATCAAGCGCCTCCAGGCCGGGCGGCCAGGGCAGAACGCCGCGGGCGTCACGCACCCCTGCGGCTTTGTCGATCAGGAACGCGCGCCCAGCGACGCGCAGCAGCATGGCACCGGTTTCGGGGCACTTGGCATGCTTGGCAGAGATCCCTTGGCTCCGGAGTTGGGCATAAACCTGCACCAGAGATACGTCTGTGTCCGCCACAAAATCGACGTTCGATTCAAAGCTGTCTTTGGGCATCGGCCAGATCGGCTCACCTGTCCCAAAGTAAAAGCTGCCATCGCCAAAAACCAGCTTGCCGCTTTTGCTGATCGCCCTGCCGATATTGGCGTAGCCCGTGGTGTCATACAGCGGCTCGGTGCCCGAGCCTACATCCCAGGAGATGCGCTGATCACGATAGACAATCCAGACCTTCTGGGTATGAAAGGGCAGCTCAGTCGATGGGATGTAAACATCTGCCGCACCTTCTCTGAGGCTGTCGTGGCTTTCGCTGGACTGATGCTCGAGGGTGACGATGGTTTCTAAATAGACCGTCAAGCCCATCAATGGATCTCGCAGAAGCACCTCTCGCTGCTCCACCCGAGATCGGTAGGTCGTCGTGGAGCTGTATTGTTCTGTGGTGTTGAGCCGGCTAGGATTTAGAAGATCTCTGAAGAAATCCCCGTCGTTCACCGCCTCGACACTGACCAATAAGATATCCAGCACAAGACCATCCATATACCTTCGAGTAGTGCGCTCCAGCCCCTTGACGTCCGTGTGGAACGTCCCGTAGGTCTGGTTCTTGCGCTCGCTGTCCGCCAGGATGACGTCACCGACCATGGGGTAGGCGCCCTTGGGCAGCCAAACAGATGTCGCAATTTCGGAAGTAGCGGGCCTGCTTAGCTTTTGCAGATAGCTTTGCGTGTACTCCTCGGTAAAGGTTCTCAGATTGCCCGAGCTATCGACCCCTTCCAGATAGACGGTCTTGCTTTTGTCGTCCTTTTTGAGAGTGACCCGGAAGGTATTCGAATTGTTCGCCTCCAAGCGCCAGAGATTGTCCCTCGAGTCATCTTCGCTGACCAGTTCCACCGAAGTAATGAGATTCAACGGGCTCCAGACTTGATCCTGCACGCTCAAGCCAAACCTGCGCGACACATAGATGTCGTCGCCCCTGAGCTCCACCACTTTTGAAGTACCGCTGGAATCCACGGTACCAATGGGAACGGCCTGCTGCAGCGTATAGCCGCCCTCGCCCGCTTTGTATTTCTGCGCCAGTATTTCCTCGACGTGATAGGTGGCCGGCATGGTGAATGGCTCACCCACATAGGTTTGAAGCTTGGTGGAGTCGCTGCCGCCATTGATCGGTTGAACGAACGGCCAGGAACTAAGACCCGCCCAATAGCGCTTGTCGTCAACATGCTTGTCCGGGCCGTCGTAGGGGCCCTCGATCCAGGATTTGGTCGCGCCGGTTCTTCTGCGAATGGCGGCGGCCAGATACTCGCCTCCCTCCGAACAGGTGAAGTAAGGGTTGCCGGGCAAGGGCAATCTCTCCGGGCCCACCACCCCCTCGGCCAGCAACTGGGTGAAAGTGACGACCGTGATGGGCGTCTTTATGGGCGGCTTTCCGCCAAACACGGGTGGAACCACCTCCGTGATCTTCTTCACAGACATGAACTGCTGTATGTACGGGCTACCGAACTCGATGGCCACGAACAGCGCTTTGCCTGCCTGGGTGATAAACGACAAGCTTCCCCAGGGCGCTTCATAGACGCCGGGGTGGCCATAGCGGCCCAAGCCCCGGTCGCGGTAGGCATACTTCCAGTCGCCCGGAATCCGCATCGCATCCAGGCGCAAATTTCTCAGCTCGATCAGACCGCTTGCGTTGTCTTTCTGGGAGTCGGTAATGTCCCGGAACCCCCACTTGGCAGTGGACTCTCCGGCGGCGCTGGGGGTGTTGGTCAGCAGCCAGATACGCCCTGCACTGTTCTTGTCAAACACCACCCCGCTGTTTCCCGTGCCCATGGGAGTCGTGGCTTGGGGCCAGATCTGCATCACCGCCTGCGGGCCCAGCACATCGATACGATAAGGGGTTCCATCGACAAGCCTTCCGAGCTCGCTGGGATTGGGCACCTTGGACAGTCGCACCTTGGCGCAGAACTTCGCATAGGTCGCCTGCGCCAAGGCGCGCTGCAGCTCCGATGCATCACCCCCCTGGGGTCTCAAGGCGGGTGGCGCGGAAAGCGGCAGCGCATCGCCCAGCACGCCAAAGGCAAAGGGGTTGAACAGGTTCATCGCTCCACCGCCATGTACTGGGGAATGCCGTTCACCTCACGGAATGCCGCGCTCACCTCCTTGGCTGGGGTCTTGAAGCGGTTGGCCGTCAGGCTGGTCGTCTGCCCGCCATCAAAGCCGGCCACCACCTCGCCGCCGGCAATGCACAGCATGGCCGCGCCCGCTCCGGTACCGTCGCCCAGCGCCAGCCGATGGCCCGGCGCTGCGATACCCGAGCCCAGCACCACCGGGCCGCGTTGGGTCGCGGTGTAGATCAGACCGTCGAAAGTCTCCCCGCCCAGGAAAATCAGATCCTGGGTCGTGCCCACATAGATCCCCGTGTCCACCGGCACCAAGGCGGTGATGTCAGCGGTCATGGGCTTGAAGTCGCGCCAGTCACTCAGATGCGGCACGGCCGGGCGGCTGGCCCACAGCACCTTGCCCTGGGCCACCAGCACACGGCCGCGCCAGAAAGCCATCAGCGTTCCATCAGGCAGCACCCTGGCACCCAGCGTGCGGGCCGGCAGCACCAGCGCGCTATTGCGCCCGCCAACTTCAAAGCTGCGCTCTGTGGCGGTACCGGCGAAGAACATGCCTTCGCCGTCGCGCCCGCTCAGGTAGACATTGAGGGCATGGCCCGGCAGCTGCGGCAGCCCATCCAGGCGCAGGCCGCCCTGCAGCACCGCCACCGGCTCGGACACCAACACCGGCCCCTCGGCTCGGTCGCTCAGGCGCACATGGCTCAGGCCATAGCGGTACTGCCCGGGCTCCAGCTCGCCAAACGCAAAATCCAGGGCCCCCAGAGAGGCAGGCTCCGGCACCGTGAGCATCTGGGCCGTCACCCCATCCGTAATGCCGCGCTGCAACCCCGTCGAAAACAGCGTGCGCCCATCGGGTAGATTGCAGTACCAGACGCGCTCGGGGCCGATATTCGGCCAAAGCTCCGTGGTACCCCCAGCCGCTGCAATCGAAACCAGCGCGCCCTCGGTAGTTGCCAGCTGAAAGCCTGCGGCCTGCCATAGGTTCTTGTGGCAAACCTCGGACAGGCGTGTGAAGCCGCCGCGGCGCGATACCTCGCCATCCAGGCCAATGTCCACATCCTTGGCGGCCAGCAGGTCGGAAGCCTTCAGGCGATGCTCGGGCTGCACATTGTTGATACCGGTAAAGCTCTTGAAAGTCAGCATTGATGAGTCCTTTCAACCCTCGGGCGCCCCAGCTCCAGCGCCAGGCTCTGCCGGGCCCGGGCCGTATATCCCAATGAGCGCGTTGCGCCGAGCGCGAGTGCCTGTACGCCATCGGCTGCTTCGCAAACCACCACACCTTGAATGGCTGCGGCGCGCCCAGCCACGGCCATGGGGATACCGTTCAACACCGTCAGCCCTAGCCCAGATTGAGCAGTCCCAAATACCATGGCACCGCGCCCGGCCGCATTCGCAAGCGTGGACAGCGAGGGGCTGCCCAGTGTGAGCGCGCCGGCGCCTGCCGCCCTGGCTCCATCCGTGCGGCCCGGCTGGCCAATACGCAAGGCGCCAGTTCCTGCAGCTCTCACAGACGTCGAGCCGGCCACCGAAGGTGTACCCAATCGCATGGCACGCTGGCCCTGCACCGACAACACAACCGAAGCCGGCGGTTGAGCCACAAAGACCTGATGCGTGCCAGCGACTGCCATGCCAATGCCCCATGGCGCCAGATCCGTGTCACTGCCGCTGACCGCCTTGGGCGTGCCAATGGCAAACGCATCACGCCCTTGCACCCATTGGGTCATCACCGCGCTGGCGCCAAGAGACAGCACCATGGAAATGCCCTTGGTGCTCCCATCGTCCCCCTGCGCTTGTGCGTTGATGGCTGCGCCGTTGATCAGCGGGTATGCCATGCCTATTCCTCGGAATAGAAAATGCCGCGCCAGTAAAAGCGCCCTTTGACGCTCGCGCCAAGGCCGGCCTGGTTCACGGTGAAGAGCATTTCGCTGAGCAACTGGCCTCCGCCCGGGAGCAGGATGCGGTGGGCGCTCAGCTCACCTTCCTGCGCCAGTTGATCCAGCGCCACGGCATTGGCCAGCAGCGTGGGGTTGGACTCGGTACCGATGGACACGGTGGGAGTCTGGGTCAATGCGCCATTCACGCGGCCGATAAAGCCTACCTCCGTCACCAGCAAGGGGAAGCGGAAATAGCTCAGAGCACGCACCGGCATCGGGGTCGGCACCCAGTTGCCCACAAAGCTTTCCCAGGACGGCTCTCCGTCATACAAGGCAGTGGCATAGCCATCGGCGGTAAATGCCGGTTCAGACTCTGTGTTGAAGCTGCTGACCCCATTGTCCAGGCTCAGATCCAGCCAGTATTGGTAGCCATTGGGCGTGGTCGGAACCACCACACGCCCTTGTCCATAAGAGGTTGCTGACGACCATTGCGGTGGCACGCCGATATCGACATGTACCGAAGCACCAGTAGCCTCGTGGCCAAGACCCAGATCCTGATCGTTGGAATACCGGCCACGATCCTCCACTCTGGCGGCCATATGGGCATGCAAAGCCGGATAGGCCGCAAATTGCACCAGGCGCTCGGCACGCGCACGGGAGCCAAACAAGAAGCTCTCGCGTCCAATCGGTGCACTCTGCTCATTGGCAGACACACCTGCGCCGATCAGCACCGCACCGTCGTAGTTGACTGTCGCCACGCGGCCGTCATCCTGTAACAAGCCTCGCAGCATCCCGGCCGTGACATTCGCGCTCACCTTGGTACCGATGGGCCATTGCAGCTCCTGTGTGCCCTCCTTGCCGCGCTGCACAGTAAAGCTGCGTCCTGCCCGGTTCGACAGATACACAATCTCGTACACCCCAGGCATGGAGTCGTGCGTGAGCGTCAGCGGCTGCACCCCACCATCCGGCATCTCCGGTGAAAAGTAGTGAAACAGCTCGGGATCGTCCGCGTCACCGATTTCAAAGCCCAGGTAGTACTGGTTGGCCTGCTCTTCATCGAAGGGGAAGCCCTCCCAGTCCGGGCTGTCGCGCAGCAAGGTCGCCGTGGTGGCTTCCGCGTTATTGGAAAAGCGCATGAGTGCCATGAGTCACCCCTTACGCTGTGCCCAGCAGGCTGACAATCTTGTGCGCACCGTCCGACCAGCGCAGCTGCAGGCCGCCGCCGCTGGCCGGCAGAGGAAAGCCCGAGACATCCTTGATGTGCATCACCAGAGGCGAGGCCGAGGCCAGGCCCGTGTCCTTGTAGATCACGGCCGAGCCAATGGTGCCGGCCGCCACCGAGTTCCCGAAATCCAGGTCATCGGCATCGAAGACGCCCCCAGCCACCGTTCGCCCGTTCAGCGCCTGCGCCGTGCCCAGTGTCGCGCCCACGTCGCTCAGATACTCGTGAGCAGCCGCATAGACATAGCTGCTGGGCAGTAGCGCCACCATCAGGTTGTCGGTCGCCAGATTCAAAGACGCGCCGAGTAGGCGCTGCGCCCCCTTGGGATAGAACGGCAGCCCAACTGCGGCGATCTTGTTGGGGCCCGTATCCCAGGGCACACGCACCTCGCCGCCATTGGTATCCATGGGCAGGCCTTGCACCGAGTCCATATAGAAGAGCAGCGGCGAGGTTGCAGGATTGCCACTGTCCGAGTACAGCACCACGGCCTTGACCCTGCTGCCCGGGGCCAGCACGCCGAACTCGACAGCCGCCGCATCGAACACGCCACCCGTCACGCTCTTGCCCGTCAGAGCCTGGTCGGTACCCACCCTCGTGACCGAAGACAGGAATTCATGGGCCGCGCTGTAGGTATAGGCGTCGGATACCAGCGCGGCCTTGATGCTGGCTGTAGCAAAGTTGATGGCACCCGAAAGGATCTTTTCGGCACCCTTGGGATATGCGGTGTTGGACATGACTGCTCTCCAGAGATAGCAGTCACTGTCCTTCAGCCATTCAGATTCTCTAAACCCTATGCGGGGGCATGCACCCCTGCAAAAGGTCAGAAGGCAAAACCACCTGCATCCATGGCATCACGCCTATTGCGTGGCAGGTACACACCGTCTTGCGCTTGATCGATGCGGCGCTGGCGTGCGCGCACGCTCTGCCACATTTGCGGGCTTGTGATGCGGCGACCAGGGTTCTTCTCGTTGAAGGCCTTGATTTCCTCGCGGGCCTCAGCCTGGGCTTCGCTATCCTTCTTCATGACAGCGTGCGAGAACTGACCCAGCAACTCAGCACGGCGCACGTTCAAACGACGATCAGCGTTCATGACAGCGCCGCGCCCCTCAAAGGCGAGTCGAACCTCCGAGGGCGAGAAACCCACCAGTTGGCCAGCGATTCCCAAAGCGCTTACATCGTCCTTGATCGTGATCCCGGTCGAGTCCTTGGCACCTTCTTGCAGGAAGCGCGCGGACTTGATGGCATTGCGGGGCACAACCGGCATCATGCTTTCAAGACCGCGCATGAAATCGCCTTCTGCCAGCAGTTGGGCTCCGCGCGCACCGTTGATACCAATGCCGACCACCGGGCCCAGCAATCCTGTGGCCATTTCCTGCGCCCACATCTTGCCCTCCAGCCCTTCACGAATGTCAGGGAAGATCAGGTTATCCAGGCCAACACGCCCCGAGATGTCCCAAGGCGTAAGGCGCGAGAAGCCCTTGGCAATTACTTCTGAGGCCTGCTGGCCAAAGGCGTCAGCGAGCATGTTACGCAGAGCAATCTCTGCGTCCCATGGGTCATCGTCATCACCGCCGAGGGCGGATGCCAGCGCCAGCAGTGGCCCGACCAGAGGCAGGCCCAGAACGCCGGCCGCTGCCGCATGCATGGTAGTCACGCCTGCAAAGGTCTTGAGCGCCTGCTTATCGCCCTTTGCAGCCAGGTAGGCATTGCGGCCCAGCGTGTAGATCATGTTCTGGGCGAACTGCTTGAACAGGAGCACCACACGGGCCACGTTGCCTTGCATCAAGCGTGGGCGGTTTGCAGATCCATAGTCAAAGTGACCGTCATAGGTCGCCTTCACGGCGTCCTCATAGGCCTTGTAATGGTCGCTACCAGCCTCGCGTGCCAAGCGATACGACGCTATGAAGGTCGCTTGGCGGTTAAAACGCTCGGCGTGGTGGAACAGGAAAGACGCGGCACGCATGACCGGGCGCAGCTTCCACATCACGCCCGCGTCCTCGCCCTGGGCAATGCCGGCCAGATCATGCGCCATGGTCACATCGATCACACCGGAACGTACAGCCTCGTCATACGCGGCCAGCTCGTCCTTGTCCTTGAGCTGGGTGCGAATGTCGTTTTTGCCTTTGACCGACTCATTCGATGCACGCAGCAGCGCTGCGGCCGACTTCTTGAATCCCCACTTGGCACCCATCACCGGATACGCCACAAGTGCCGTCTGAGACAGGTTGACCATGGCGGCGGCTGGAGATAGCCCCAGGTGGAAGATAAAGCCAAAGCTGGTCAGCGCCGAAGACAGCGAATTGGTCTTTGGGTTCATCAGCTGGTCATGGCGCTTCTGCATTTCATCGACCACCCGCTGGGCCTTGGGCTGATCAAAGTCGTCCTTGAACGCCCCCATGGTGTCAACATGCTTTTGCATGTTGTCCAACTCATCAGCCATCAGATCGCTGTAACGGAGCTTCGCCAGGTAGCGAGCACCGTGGAAGGAGTTTTGCGCAAAAGCGCGGCGGGCATCTTGGCTAAAGCCCGGCGTTCCCTTACGGTGGATGCCATGCTTGGCCCAGGACAGATCGGGCAGCGACGAGAGATAGAGCTGTCCCAGAGTATCTTCCAGCTCAGCGCGCTTATCGGCGGGAATCTCATGCTTATCCAGTGCAGCGAAGACTTCGGACATGAAGCCGCGCCCCACCATGTCATGGTTGGCGACAAAATCCTTGCTCAGCGTCACGCGCCCCACATTGAAGCCCTTGTCTGAGGGAAAGGCCTTGCGCATTTCATCACGCATACGCTCGGCCTCGGTCATGGTTTCGGCACGAGACACGCTGATCACCTTGCCGTCCTGATCCTTGGTGGCCACCACATACTGGCCAAAACGGGCCAACGGGAAATAGACCCCCTTCACATAGCCGAAGAAATCGGCATCCATCTTCTCAAGCAGCTCCTGGCGCTTCTGGCTGCTGAGCTCGGCGCGCATGATGCGCTCACGGATGGCGTTGCGAACCTGCTTGTGATGTTCGCGGTAGTGGTCGCGCGCCTCACGGTACACCGCCTTGGCCTCGGGCGACAGCGCATCGAAACGCCGCTTGAGAGCAGTGCTCTGCGCCTTATTGTCGCCTTCAACATACTCCTTGGCGCTGTCTGCATCGATCTCTGCCAGGGTAGCATCGTGCATCAGCTCTGACAGAGGCAATTCATCCTTGAGCTTGGCCCAACGCGTGGCAAGGTTGTCGGCCTCAGCGCCCACATCGTTCTTGTCTGCCTCCATCTGCGCCACAAGACGGTCATATTCGGCCATGGGGATGGTGTCGCCATAAATATCCACCAGCTGGCGGCGGCCCAGGAACTGCAGTCCCAGCTTGAGCCAGTCGGTCAGCTTGTGGCTGCCGGCCTTCTTCACATCCGTGGCAGTGATTGCCTTGAGGCCCTGACCGATGTTCTTGGCCGCCTCGGCCGCATCGCTCACGCCGAAGTGGGCTACATCGGATTCGGCGGCAGACTCCTTCAACGCCGACTGCCGCAATGCCTTGTCCTCGCGCATGACCTGCACACCCAGCTCCAATACCCGAGACAGAGCATCATCAGACTTTGCTGGCAGGCCCAGTGTGGATTTGAGAACCCTCACGAAGGCTGCCCACGCATTTTTAAGCGTGCTCCCGGCAGGAGCAGCCATTCCACGAAGCACTCGCTGGAATTCTGGGTTAGTGAACGCCTCCGCAACGAACTCGCCCACATTCTTCATGCCGTAGGCGCCGGCCGCGCCACCCTGCTTTTTCACATGCTCATAGAGCTTGCGCATCTGCAAAGAGGCCACGCCCTTGCGGTCGAGGCTCTTGAGCGTGGCGGCATGAGTCATCTCGTGCAGGAAAATCTGCTCGGCCTGGCGGGCTGCGCCTTCGCTCATGCTCAACTCATCGAGCTTGCGGCTGTACTTGGCCAGGAACGTGAAGCCGCCATCGGCCCCCATCTCGCCACCCATGCTGATGCGCGGCGCGGCGCCCGTCTTCACCAGAATTCTGGCCAGTTTGCGATTGAAGGGATTCTTGGAGCTGGAAGCGATAAGCCCCAGAATGTCCGCCGCGGACTTGCCATCGCGCACCATGTCCATTACGGCTCGATCGGTACGGGAGCCAACTAGCTGCTGGGTGCGGTCAGCACCCTTGTAGAAAATACCCTTGGCTTGCTCGCCTACCAGTTGACCCGGCTGTCGTAGAGCTTGTTCCAGTAGTCCGGGTCTTTGGCTGCTCTCTCCGTGTGCCAGGGTATTGAGGAGAATGCCTCTCTTAATCGAACGGCGCCCAACGCCTGCCGCTCGCATTCTTGGATGCTCAGACCAGAGGCGAAGCATTCCATCAGGTAGGGGCTTGCCTGCACCTGTGCGGAAGGTACCTGTTGCAAAGTCGTAGCGGGCACGGCGAAATTCTGGAACATGGGCTGCAATAGAAGCCAGCGACACATCGATCATGCGCTGAATGTTGCCGATGGTATCACCAGGGCGCCACTTCAGCGCGGGAATGCCCAGCTTCTCGTCGCCCTGCACCTGGCGCGCATGCGGCTCCATATGACCAGTGCTGCCGTGCTTGATAGCGGACGAGATCATGGCCTCCAAGCGGCGGCGCATCGCAATGTCGGACAGCCCAGCGGGATCGCCGATAAACACCATGTCGTTGCCGGCCGCGTAATCCATCAGTGCGGCGTAGATGGTGCTGCCACCATCGCCCTCGCCCAGCCGGCTCACATCAAGCCAGAGCTCGTTGCCCTTCTCGAAAACGTAAAAATCGCGGCCATTGCCAGTACGAAACAACAGTTTGGTATCGGCGCCGCTCTCGCTGCGCTCATCCTCTGCCGTCACATCGCCTACGAATTGGATAGACGCATCAACCTGACGCAAGGCAGCTGCTGCCGACCCTGCATTGACTCGCGGGTTCACGAACAGGTCATCGACAGCAGCCAGTTCAGCCATGAACTCAGCGGGGAAGGTATCCAGCGGGCTTGCTGCCTTGTGGCCGAAATGCGTCTCGGAAGTATCTTGCTCATTTTGCAGATCTACCACGGGACGGTTCTTCGTCAGTCGCTCGAGCACTGGCACGCCGGCTGCACCGGTCGGCACAAACAGGCGCTCGGCCCAACTGATACGTTCGCTCACCAGGCCAATACCGACGAGATCAGCGCGCACCGCAGGGCTGATGTAGCCGCCGCTGGGGTTCTTCAGCTCAATGCGCAGGTCGTCAGAAACGCGCGCTCGCTCCAGCGACCAACCGTTCGCCAGCTCAGCCTTGTCCCCCTTGAGGATCTGGGCCATCACCTGGGCCGGGCTCATCTTGGATGCAGCCGAGGACACATTCAGGCGCTTACGCACATCGGGCAGGCTCTTCTTGTCGATCACGCGGCCCAGCAGGCGGCTGCCGTCCACAGTCATAGTCCGCGCCACCTGAATGGAGCCATCCGTCTTCAAGCGATCCCAGATCGGCAGCATGGCGCCAACGATCATGTGCTTGCGCTCGGTGTAGGTCTTGGGGCGGGCCTCGTTTTCTGCAGCCCAGAGCTTCATGGCCTCGGCCTTGGTCGAACCACGGAATGCCTTGGCAATCTCTGGGGCGGTCTTCGACTGGACACTGCCCGTGCCGTAGAAGCGGAAGCGATCGACAACGGCACCTTCCTTGGTGGTTGACTTGCCTACCAGAGTCTTTGCATAGACCTTGCCCGACTTCACGTTCACCACGTACTCAGCCTTTTGCAGAGAATCCGGGAATGGGTAGATGGTGGTCGGCTGGGTCAGTTCCAGCTCAACCAGGCGGGTTTCGGCGCCCGAACGCGGGTCGGTGTATGCCAGGTCATCCGCCACCACTCGTGACTCCAGCGCGCGAATCGTCTGCAGGCCAGCATCAAACTCGCCACGCTCCACCGCCATCTCCACTTTCTCTTCCATGCGCAGCATGAAGGCATCGAACACTTTTTCCTGCATATCCAGCTTGAGGGACAGCATGCGGTTCAGGAAAGTGCGTGTATCGGGCATCCGGTCTTCCGCGATGCGATTGGTTTCCTCGTCAATGATGCTTTCCAGCCCAGTCTGGCGCAGAAACTCCGCGAAGCTGATGCCGTCCAGCTGCTGGTGCTGACCATCCTTGAAAAATTGCTGCACAGCCTGAGTCGCATAGATGGACTCCAGATTGTCCTTTTCGCTGAACATGCCCTGATTGGCAGTATCACGCTGGCCCTTGGTCAAAGCGCCAAGCTGATCCAGCCGGCGAGCGATGGCTGAAAGGAAGCGCTTCTGCGAAGGCACGTTGGTGGATGCCAGAAAGTAGTGAGGCGCGCTGGCCTGGTTGGTACGGTGAGTGCGGCCGAACCCCTGCACCGCTTTATCCGCACGCCAGCCGGGCTGGATCAGATAGTGGCTGCGCTTGCGCTTGTTCTTCTGCGTGTTGTCCGCGTGGAAGGAATAGCCGGTACCGCCCGCATCCGAGAACACCAGAATCGGCTTTTGGTCAGCCATGAAAGCATTGGCATCGGCGCGGGCCGATGCGGGGCCGCGAGACTCGAGTTGGGCTCGGAGCTCGCCATCCTTGTCCAGCTTGCGCACCACGCGCTGTGTGCGGCCGGTGACCTCTGCCACCTTATCCACGCCGAAATGGTTCAGCACAATCTCCAGTGGGCCATCGGGGACGCGGATGTCCTTGAGATCCTTCAGGAGAGCTTCGCGCATGGCCACGGCCTCCCGGTTGATGACCGGGTTGCCTTGCGAATCCTTGGCAGGCACGCGGATTTTCTTGCCCGAATCGTCTTCCTGCTCCTCGAACTGGGTAACAGGGAACGACTTTTCAACCATCTGCATCAGCACATCGCGTGGCGTGAGATCCAGCTCTTCCAAGTCGGCGGACTCGTCTTCCTCCCGACGCTTGGCGATTGAGCGGTTCTGCTGGGCCTCGTTGGTGTTGACCAGCTGCAGCACCAGGGCCTTGCCATCGGCAACGTCGCGCTCCATCTGCTCGAGCACCGAAGGCATTTGCATGCTGGTGATGACCTGGCTGAAGAAGCGCTGCTGTGCTCCCCAGTATGCGGACATGGCTGCGCTCTTGGCCGAGGAAGAGCCCTTGCCGTTTTCGCCCACGGCACCCGTGGTCTTCAAAGCAGCGTCAATGTTCTGCAGCGTGACCTGCCACGCCTCAGCCAAACGGTTGTAAATGTCCTGCTGCAGCGGTGACAGCTGATGCTCAACGCGCGAATACGTCACGCCCTCAAAGGAGAGGCTACGTGCCATGTACGCCCCCATCTGTTTCAGATCGCGCGCCACCAGCTCCATAGCTGCCAGACCGCCAGCGGTCATTTCAGCAATGAAGTTCTGCACACTGGCAAAAGGTGTTGCCGGGCCCCACAGGCCCAGACGAGTGGCGAAAGACAGGTTGGAAACCTGGGTCGCACCAGTTGCGGACACGTAGACCACTCGGGCATTGGGCAGACGCTTTTGCAGCTCGACCACAGCCAAGGCCTGGGCGGAGGGCTGGGACTGGCCTCGCGTGCCCTTCTGGGCTACAGCATTGCCGGCGTTATGCGCCTCATCGAAAGCAATCACGCCGTCGAAGTCCTTACCCAGCCAATTTACCAGCTGATCCAGGCGGGACTGCCCTTCCTTCTTGCTGCCCTTGGCCGGCTGCGCGGTGCGGCCCGACAGCCAATCACTCTGGCCACCGATGGACTCCACGCTGGTATAGCGGATGAATTTCAGCTCACCGCCCACCTTCACCCAGACCTTGCCGCCGTCATCCTTGGGGTCGATGTGATCCAGAGGGAATGTGCCGCGGCCATTCGTAGTGACCACATCCAAGCCCTTGGGGAACTGCTTGGCGAACTGTGCCTTGGTGATGGGAGCGGCAACATTCTCCTGAGACTTCGCGCCGCTGCGCAAAGTGGCATAGCTCAGGAATGCGATACCCTGATCAGCGTTGATCTGCTCTTCTGCCTTGGTCTTGCTGACACTGAAGATCTGCTTGGGGTCGCCACCGATGCCCGAGAAATCGCGCTGTGCATCTGGCATCAGTCCGGGCTTTTCCGAAATCCAGACCGCCTTTTCACGGCCCTGGCGCATATTGTCCAGAATGATGCCCGAGATCTCGCGCCCCTTGCCCACTCCGGTGCCGTCACCGATGAAGAAGCCGCGACGATAGGCGACATCCTTCCCGTCAACGGTCACGGGCTCCAGCAGCTCCTGATGAGCCTGGCCGGCATAAACGACTGCCTCAATCTGGGCAATCGACAGCAGGCCTTTTTCAATGGTTTCCTTGGGCAGGTTCGGCGTGTATGTCGGTACGGGCGGCAACACGGCGGCCATGGCCGAGGATTGCACCAGCGGGCCGGGGTGCGGCTTGGCACCGGGTACTTGCAGACGCTGGGGCTGGTAGGACTCAAAGATCGAGTCGCTCAGGCCAGCTGCGGGATCGCCGGTCTGCTCAGTCGCCTGAATGCTTACAGCTGATTGGGCGGCATCAGATCCGCTACCTCCTGCAGCAGCAGCATCGCGGCCTCCTCCAGCGTCGTCGTTTCCAGCAGTTCGACCTGTGCCAGATTCTGAGCCATTGTCTCTGGTTCCTCCAGATCCGCCAGCGCCGCTGCGCCCTCCACTTCCTGCGCCCAGCCCCTGTCCCCGGCCAGATTTTGCGCGGCCCACATCAGAACGCTGGTCACGGCCAGATTGTTCGGGCTGTGCGGAACCCCGGCCTGCTTGAGAAGACTCAGCAAGTGCATACTCTGCGGCGTCGAGTTCAAGTCCGTCACGATCGTTTGACGGGAAAACAGATTCTGGTCGGTCATTGCGGATCTCGGCAAGGCTGCCAATGAGGTCACTGTAAGTCTTGGCAGGAGTTGTGACAATAGGTCGATGGGACGGCTTCACCTTGTCGATCACCAAAATGGCGTTGTCGAAGGTCGTGCCGTACTTGGCGTAGCCGGAACCATCCATGGGGATCACGGCGCGCACGTCATACTTGGCGCGAATGCCCTTCCACCAGTCGGCGAAGGCCGGGCGGTCGAGATTCATGCCCTCACCCACGATGGCCACCAAACGGCCACCATCTGCCAGGCGCTTCAAGCCCTGCTCAACATGCTGGGCGCCGACATGCGTGTCACGCTTGCCTTGAATGCGACCAGCGGTCGCGCTGAAGGGTGGGTTCATCACCACCACGGAAGGGATCTCCGTCACGGGCAGGATGTTATCGATCTGCTCAGCGTTCTCCGTGAAAACCTTGGCTGCCGGGAACACCTCACGCAACACGGCTGCACGGCGGCTGCTGAGCTCATTCAGGATCAGCTTGGCACCCGCATTCTTGGCAAAGGCCGCCAGACCTCCGATGCCAGCGCTGGGCTCCAGCATCGTGTCGCTGCTGTCCATGTTTGCCGCCCAGTTGGCTGCATAGGCCAGGGCTGGAACGGTACTGAACTGCTGGAACTCATCTTGTTCCGCAGTGCGCTTCGTCTGAGTCGGCAGCATCTGCGTGATGCGGTGCAGACGTTCCACGATGATGTGAGCTGCATCCTGGGTGGCGTTCGGGTTGAACTCTCCGGGCCGGGACAGAATGAATTGGTTGACCCCCGCCTCCATGGCGTCGTAGGCATCCTTGGGCGTGTACTTGCCCTCAGCCTGCGTGCCTCCGAAGGCGGAATCAGCTTGTTCAAACAATGCGCGCCAGTCGAAACTGCCGTCAGCCGCGCCGCGCTCCAGCTGGGACTTCACCCAGTCGGCCAGTACGCCAGAGGGGCTGCGAGCAGCGCCAGCAGCTGGCGCCTTGCCCAATTGCGCGGTCAGGCCCTCATCCTTGGCGAACTGGATGGCGTAATCCTTGACCCCATCGCCAAAGTTCTGGATCAGCAGCTTGAACAGATCCTTGAGCGACTTGCCAGCTGCTTGGAAGGATGCGAGCGCAGCCTTGAAATGCGGCTTGGCCGCCTTGTAGGTTTCCTCATCGAAGCCGGCCGGGAAGGAGTTCAGACGCCCGCCCTTGCCGCCGCCGAACAGCTTGGCCAGGCCCGACAGCGCTTCATTGGCACCGGTCACGCCCAACTTAGCAGCCTCGGCGATCAACTTGGCCGCGGTCTTGTCTGCCTGTCCGGGCACAGCTTGAGCAGCAACAGCAACAGTTTCGTCGAAAGCGGCTGCTTCGTGGGTGGCCGGCACATTCGGCTGTTCCTGGGTTTGCTCGCGCAACTCGGCTGCCGCCTGATCAAAGATTGCACTCAGATCGTCATCGGACAGGGGGCCACGGGATTCCGAAGGCGCAGGAGCATCCACTACCGCGGGCTTGCTCAGTGCCTCGAGCTCGGCCAGAGCCTGCTCGGCCATGGCATCTACCTTGGCTTTGTCCTCAGCCTGCTTCTCGAGCTCGAGACGGGCCTTTTCCTCCGCAGCCATGGCGCGCTCTTCCTGCACCTGCTCGAAGTAGGCCTGCATACCCTCCTTGGATAGGAGCTCCCTGCGGCGTACTTCTCCGGCGCCAATGTCGGCGGACAGGTTCTTTTCAAAGTCCGCTACGGTCACAGTGGGCTTGCCATCGGTGAACTTCACGGACTTGGCCAGAGCCGTCAGGTACTGCCCAAACACGACCCGCTCTGCACCGGTGGGATAAGGCGTGCCGCGATAGCCGCTGGCCTGTGTCACCTTGCCATCGCCCACCCAGTCACGGTTGACCAGATAAGAGTTGGTGCCGCCCAGGCTGTCCGCAGACCAGGCCTCAACGGCGCGTGCCAGCAGTTCGGCGTCGTTGCCCCAATAGTCCTTGCCCAGTTTGTCCGCATTTTCTTTGTAGGCCGTCAGTCCACGGCGGGCGCCGGAATTGGCGTAGTAGCGCAGGCCTTGGATGGCCGCATCCACCTTGTCTTGGTTCTTGTTGCCCTGCCAGTAGGAGCCGCCCACCAGGAAATTGCGGGCCACGCGCTCCCAGTCGGAAGCCTCATAGGCCTTGAATTTGAAGGCGTTAAGGATCATGGCCTTGACTCGATCCCATTCGCCGCCCAGGTTGTGGTCGAGTGCATGAGCCCACTCGTGATACACCGTGCCGTCGCCCTTGGTGTTGGTCAGGTTCATGACCTGCACGCGGCCATTGGGCCCGGGGTGGTTGGGACTGAAATGCGCAGCGAACTTGCCATGACCCAGCGCGCCCACAGTGAAGTGCAACACGCCGCCCAGACCGATGTTCTTTGGTGCAATGCCGAAGTGTTCAGCTAGATCCATGAAGGCGTCGAAGGCGTAGTTCAGGTGATCTTGGTCGTTCTTGGCTCCGACCCAGTTGCCAAAGCCCACATCCGCGAAGCCGAACAGTGCCTTGAACTGCGCGGGCGTCACATCCTTGCCGCCGCGATGATCCTTGGGCATGGCGCGATCGACACGATCCAGCTTTGGCGGTGTCAGCGGCGTGGCGCGCGTGGGCAACTCATGCGTTGCCTCGTTCGCAATCAGGCCCGAGGCCCAGGGGCCGGCCGCACGGAACTTGGTGAAATCGTAGGAGTCGCCATTCCACACTCCACGGTCAAACACTCCACCGCCGTGAACGCCGTACAGCACACCGTCCAGGCGATCCGCGTTGATACGCTCATAGCGGCTGTAGTAGCTGTCCCGGCTGCGGGCTTTCTCTTGGTGCTGCTCTGCGACCATGGTGTCCACAAAGCGCTCAGCAACCTCCTTCAACGAACTGGCGCCATCAAGGAAGGCCGTGAGCTGCTGCACCTTCTCTATATAGAGCTCGGCAGCATCGCGCAGCTGAGCCATGCGGAACACCGGGTCGGTCTGCCACTGCTGGCGCTGCTCGATCGACATGGCGCCGGGGTAGCGCTTGCCCTCCAGAACGAACTCCAGATTTTCTGCATCCCTGCCCTTGCGGCCCACGGACACAGAGCCATACCAGCTGGATCGGCCGTCGAACAGGAACTGCTTGAAAGTCTTGGTGACGCCGCGCAACTGGGTCACGTATGCCACCCAGCCAGGGGTAGAGCCTTCGGGTAGATAAGGCGAAAACAGCTCGGCGCGGTTAGTGGCCGCTTCGATTTGCTTCCATGCCTTTTGCATGTCGGACTCGCCGGCCTTCATCTGGGCCTTCATGGCCTCCCAGTGGCGACGCAGATCCACACCCGTGTTTTCCAGCTTCTTGCGGCGCTTGCCTTCAAACCAGGCTGCGCCCTCCTCCGTACCGATCCATTCGCCCGCTGCCTCATAGCCCTTCACCATGTCCACCAGGCCGGCCCCGGAGAGAGTGCTCTTGGTTTTGCCGGCCAAAGCATGGTCAAAGCCCAGCAGGAAATCGCCCTTGCTCTGGGGCGATACGTCCTCGCCAAAGGCATTGCCCAAGGCCTCGGACTGGGCATCAGCCTTGACCTGGGGATCGCGCGCCGCTTCCTTGGCCAGCTGTGCCGCATTGGCCTGCAGCTGCTTATGGATGGCGCGAGCCAGACGGGAAATCTGAACCGGGTTGAGCGCAGTGCTGGCGTCGCGGGAGCCGAGTTGCAGCTTGAGCGCTGCGGTCACCTGATCCAGGCTCTTCCCGACCAGGCCCCCGTTGGCCCCTGTCAACTGGCGGAAAAGGTCGCGCTCCACTTCGCGGGAAGCCTTGCGGGCTTCTTGTTCAGCGGCCTTCTTAACCGCAGCTTCACGCTCGCTGCGCTCGGCCTCTGTCCTTGTATTTGATACCTTGTCGATGGCAGACCGGGAATCCAGCTTGAAACCCGCACCACTGGGACTATGAAGGACTTTCAGAGTTGTTGGACTCTTGTAGTCAGATTCATAGCCAGCGCGTGTCATCACACGAACTTGCACCTGATCTTTGTCCAAGGCATCGTGAAACTCTGCGATCTGGGCATCGGATGGCTCCGAATACGAGAGTGTCGCAGCTCCGCGATCAAGCAACTTCAAGCGCCCGTTGGCATCCAACATGTACCAATCGCCGCCAACCACCTCCATGACTGGATAGCGAACACCGCGCTCTGTGACAACGCCCTTTCCTGCCGCTTTGATAGCCTTCCACAAGGCATCAGAGCTTTCAGCAAGACGCGGCTTGGCATTCGCACTAGAGCCGTGATCCTCCGTTTTCTGGGTTCCGCCCTGAGTGTGTTCCGGTGCCTTGCCAGCGGCAGCAGCCCTGTTCTTGTGCGCCCGCTCTTTGGCCAAACGCAGTGCCTCGGCCACGCCGGCGCGATCGCGCGACAGACCGTTGACTGCAAATTTCCCGCCTTCCTTGAGCGAAATCGTGTCCCCCATGGGAACGATCTCGAAGCCGTCGGGCAGTTCCTTGCGGTGCTGCGCCAGCGCCTTGAGGAAATCCGCGTTCGACTGCGTAGCCGATTCGGGTGCCTCAACGCCGCGATCAGCAGTGACGCTCTGTCCAGTCTCAGCACCGTCAGCAACGGTCGAGCTCGGAAAGTCGTGCGCCAGCTTGACGAGCTCATCGATGGGAGCACTCAAGCGGATCGTCCGCACATCCTCACCGTTCTCCAATGCAGCGACCCACTGGTGATGGCCATCCAACACATGACCGTCACTGGAAGCCAGAATGGCGCGATTGCCACCGGCATAGGCCTTGGCCTTCTCTACCTTTTCGCGGCTGAACTCGCGCTGAGTGGGCTTGAGGCTGGAAGCAGGCACTGTCGCCTCTTCATGCGCCACGCCGCGCGCGTTCATGAAATTGACCATGGCGCCGCGGTGCTCGGCCTTGATCTGGGGCATTTCCGCGCGAGGCACGGCCTTGGTACCCGACTCAGGGGCGAACTCGGCCCAGCCATCGCCCAGATCGCGCCCAGCAATCCCGGTACCGGGATTCTGGTTGGCGACCGACTGGCCCGCGCCAGCCGTTGCCGCCTCTGCCTCAGCTGCAGCCACCGCCGCCTGCTTGGCTTTGATAAGAAACGCTTTTTCCTGCTGCACGACCTCATAGCCGTCCTGCAGATCGTTGTCCGCCAGGAAAGCTTCTGCCTTGGGCTTGGAGAAGAAGTAAGCCCCCTTCTCGCTGTTGATGCGCTCGATGGCTTTCTGCTGGCGCTGGCTCGCAAGGTTCGACGCAGGAGTGGCGGCGGCCGGTGCCGGCGCCGCTGCAGGAGCTTGAGCAGTTGGGGCTGTGAAGCCGGCCATGCTTTCATGCTCGCGGTCTTTGAGGCCGAAGACCTTTTGACGATCGGTCAGCACGCCGCCGTCGCGCAGTGCCTGGGCCACCTGGCCACGAGTTGCGCCGGCAGGAACAGTGATGGGCTCGCCGCTGTCGTAATCCAGAGCCTCATAGTTGCCCAAATACACAACGCCGTCGCGCACAGACACGGCATCACCCGTCTTGGGGGTGCTGCCGATGGTCATCGCGTCGGAGCCCTGCTGACCTGCCCGCTTCGCTTCCGAATCTATAGCATTATTCGATTCACCAGATTCATTCTGGGCGCTATATGTTGGCGAATCGTTTCTTTGTCCGCCGTAATCCGCTCCTGCTTTTGCAGCAACTTGAGCTGCTGGCGCTTGGCCTTGCGCTGCATTCTGCGCTGGTTCTTGCGGGCGATTGTTGATAGCTGGGGCGGAGCCATGGCCTACGCCTTCCCCCAAATGCCCAGGTGCAGTGCCAATGCCTGAAACGCTCTGGTCTTGTCCGCCAGCTTCGCCTTGTCGGCCAACTTCGCTTCCTTGCGCTGGTCTTGCTTGCGCCTGTTGCGCTGTGATTTGCTGGGCTTGATCGGCTTCACGGCCATCGAGATCTCCGTTGATGTTGAATGGCGATGCCGCTGGAGCGGCGTTCTCCCTGCTGGACGAAAGTGCCAACAGTGGGTTCTGGAGCGACAGGGGTTGAGCCGCATCAATGGAAGCAGCCGCTGGTTCGGACTGCGCTGCATCGACCGCCATTGCGGCGGCTTTCGAGTTGGGCCCGGCGCTGGGATCGATGCCCAGACGCTCTGATGGCTTGCGCCGAACCAGGGACTCCAATGCCGCGTTGTCGGCAAACTCATCGACCAGAGGGTTTTGAGCGGCGAGATCACCCGGCAGTGGCGCGGGCGTGGATTTCCCGGTGAATGCCGCATGCGCATCGAGCAGACGACGAGCGCGTGCAGCCTCGTCCTGCGCGAGCGGTTGCTCACCAATGCGAGTCAGGGCCTCGTTCAGATAGTTGATTGACTGGGCCGTGCCCATGGCGCCGCTGTCCATGGCGTTCTGCAGACCGGAAAGAATTCGGCTGGTGCGCACCTGGGCGTCAACGGCGGCTGTGGAAACCGCTTCACCAGGCACTGCTGCCGCCAGCTCTTGTCCCATTTGCTGGCCAGCAATACCTGCAGCCTCAACGGCCGATGCGGGCTGCTGCTTCACGTTGGCCTCAAGCCAAGCGTCTTCCATGGTGGTGCGCACAGCATCGACAGTCTGCTGATCGCTGAACTGCGTGCCGCCGCGAATGGCTGCTTGAACAGCGCCCAGATGATCTTGCAGCGGCTGGTACGGCAGCCCGAAGGAGTGATTGCGATAGTCCTCTTGCCAGGGCACGAGATCGGGAATCTCAAACTCGTAGGGCTCGGGAGAGGAATAGCCCAGCAAACGGGCGCGCTCCTTCATCATCCGGCGCTCGCCGGCAGGGGTACCATCATTGAGACTGCTCAGGTACGACTCCATTTCGGAGAGGCGTCCTGTGGAACCGTCAGGATGGGTGAACAGGGTATCGGGGGGCTGATTGGTCAGCAGCAGAGGCGCCGGGGTGCCTGCCTCGGGCGCACCATCCGCCGAGCCCGTCCCGTTCGCGCGCTTGTCGCGCAGCGGGCTGGTCGCAGCCTGGTAGGCCTTCTGGCCGCCGTACATGAGGGCCGATTGCCCCACGGACGAGATCGCTTCCAAAGCCGCGTTCTTGGTGTCCCAGTCTCCGGTGGCAACGCCCTGGCCCACGAACTCGCCAGCAAACTCGCCTGCAGGATCAAGGGCGGCAACGCCCACGTTACGTGCGACATTACCTGCTCCTGAGGTTGCTGCCTGGAAAGTCGCGTCCTTGGCGATCAGATCCTTGAAAGCGTCGGACTTCTGAGCAGCCTTGACAGCCGCGCCATCCGTCAAGTCAACGCCCATCTTCGTAAGGGCACGGTCTGCTGCAGCTCGTGCAGGCGCGTTCAGGATCTTGCCACCAGCGCCAGCAGTGGCCGCGTCAACGGCACCGATGATGGCGCCCTTGATGGCAGCATCACCCAGCGCTGCATCGCCTTGCTCGCGGGTGAACTTCTCCACGGCCGCGGTGTCTTGAGGATTGATGCCGGCCTTGTTCAGGCGATCCATGAGCATGCCACCGCCCTCGACCAGCGTATTGCCAGCAGAGGCGCCCGCCCACGCGCCAGCAGCCAGACCAACGGGCCCCGCAGCCGCGCCGCCCGCCACACCACCGCCCACCATACCGACCATCGGTGCCAGCATATTGGGCACCTGGGCAACCAGGCCATCGCCCATGGCTTTGGCATTGCCGGCCACCGAGCGCACGCCACCTACCCAGTTGGGAGCTTCCTTCCAATCCTTGGCGATTTCACCGGCAACACCCTTGATGCCACCTGTAATGCCGTCGCCTTGCTCCCATGCCTTGGAGAGCTCCTGACCCTGCTGGCTCCCTGGGTTGACGCGGTTGTAGTCGTCAAACTCCTTGACGCGGCGTGCAACAGCTGCAGCATCACCCGTAGCCAGATCCTTGGTGATGCCAACCGAGTTGGTCATCGACTTCCAACCGCGAACCAAAGCGTTATCTTGCTCGGGCGCACCCAAGAAGTTATCAATGTTGGAAGTGGCTTTATTAGGTGCTGCGGGCGTGGCACCGGTCGATGGCTTGCCGCTCAGGAAGTCGTCAATTTGGCTCATACCCGCATGCTGGCGGGACGGGCCAAATTATCTAAACCCTATACAGGGTGGCCTTGCCTAAACACTTGGAGCCAGGGCGGATGACAACTACTCAAAGGGGGTCGGTAGGCTTTGACTTGTGCGTATTGAAGTCACGGTCAGCCAAGGAAAGAAGACGAGTGTTTTCATATTGGAGTGTTTTCATAATCTCGTCACTCTCTTTTCGCGCCTTGCTGACCTCATAACGTAGCTCATCAATCTCGGTATTCATTTCAGCGATGAGTTGGGGGCTACGCTCACGGTCCACAGCCTTCTGCAATTCGTAGAGTCTGGAGAGCAAAGCATCAAGCCGCATCCGCGATGCTTCATATTGCATGCGCAAACCAGACACGATCCCTCCTTGCTCAATCCGAGCCGCCATTCTCTTTAGGTCTTCCACGGCATGGCTAGATCCATTCCGCGTTCCGGCTACCGCGCCATCCTCTGCGAATGATCCCTCCAGCCGTGCCACGACCTCTGCATTCATGGATCTATTGCTGGCATCTGCAGACTCTCGCAACTTGTCGGCTAGCTCCACTGGCAATCTGAATTGGCTTCTAAAAATATCTTGCATGGCACTATGTTGACACTACGACATGCAGTTTGTATAGTGACGTTGTGTCACTAAAGGAGGTTCCATGGACACGAAGATTGGAAGCATCAAACCATTTGGCCTTCGTCTGCCGCCTGAGCTTAAGAAGTGGGTAGAAGAGCAGGCTAAGAAGGACCGCCGCAGCGTCAACAGTTGGATAACGCTTCTTATTGAGCAGAGGCAAGAGTCTCAACATGAAAAACAGCGCTGAAATAGATAAGGCCTCTACCGCGCCAACGGTAAAGGCCTTGAGTGAAGAGTCCCAAACAACTACGAAAGGAACAATCGTGAACAATTCTACAGCACTGACCATCGCAGGCTCCAGCGTTCGCCAAGTCAACGGTCTGTATTCCCTGAATGATCTGCATAAAGCTAGTGGCGGCGAGGAAAATTTCAAACCTGCTTTTTTCCTGCGTAACGATCAAGCGCAGGCGTTGGTAGCGGAAATCGCAAAAGGTGCAGATCTGCACCTTTTCCTGAAATCAACCAAGGGGCGCAACGGGGGCACCTTCGCTTGCAAAGAGCTCGTCATTGCCTATGCCGCCTGGATCAGCGCGGCGTTTCACCTCAAGGTGATTCGCGTGTTTCTGTCCGCTGCCACACAGCAGCATGAACCTGTTCAAGCCACCCTTGATTACGACCGCATCAGCCCTGCCCAAGCGCAAGATCTCAAGGAAATTGTTGAGGCCATCGTCAAGGCCGGCATTCAGAACTATGCGGAAACTTGGAGGCGCTTGCAAAACAAGTTCAAGGTCAACAGCTACTTGGCCCTGAACCCTGGTCAATATGAAGCCGCGCGCTCTTACCTGATTGCAAAACTGCCGGACGGCTACTGCAGCGATGTTGTCGATCCAATATCTAAACCCAAGTCCAACGCGCCAGACATAGGCCTTGCGTTCACTATTGCCGCCGAGGCTGCGGCCAAGGTGCAGCGCGCGGTGTTCGATAGCGCCATGTCGGGTGCCCCAGACTGGAAGCATGGCCGCTACCTGTTGAGTGTAGGCGCGCACGCTCAGCAGATCGAACCCGACGCCTTCGTCTTACCGATTGATCGTCTGCCCGGAGCGATCGAGGCGAGCACGAACTTGGATGCTCAGACACTGATGCAACTCGCATCCGCATGTATGACGAAGCTGGGCCACATGGCTCAAAGCACTGCAGCCTCATCTAGCAACTTGATCGAAGCCACAGCGTAGTTCCAGTTCAATCAAACTTTTCAATTCCCAGGAAAATTCGAAGTGGATACCAACGCAATCACTCTTAATAATCAAGGCGCGCAGCACTCGACCTTGATGCTCTTGCGCAAGCCAGTGCGCATGATCGACCGCTACGGAGATACTTGGCTTGTGGTTTCTGACCTGTATGCCGCAATCGGTGTTACAGCAAAGTTCGAGCAGCACTGGAAAGAGGTTCCAGAAATGGAGCGCGACGTTTACTTCTTCAAGGTAAACACTGGCAAAGCTATTACCGAGAAGATCATCAGCGTTGAAGGCCTGCAAGTCTTACTCAAGAATGTCCCAATTCCTGTGGCAAGCAAGGTTCTGCAGTGGGCACAGATGTCACTGACAGCTGAGGCTGCATAACAAAATCCCGCCTTCACCACAGCCCGCGCCTGCGGGCTTTTTTGCGACTGCATGTTACATTCCTCCGAAAATGGAGGGGGATATGCTTTATTTCATCGCCTGCGCTTCAATTGCGGCATACATGGCCTACTGGCTCACGCCACGCCTGCTGAAGCTGCCATTGCTTGCAGTGCCAGGAGGGATAGTTAGCGGCTTGGTGATTGGGAGCGTGCTGGTATTTGGCGTGCTGTCTATATCAGGTGCTGCAATGGTACAAAGCGAAATCCCCCGCGCGTTTGGGCAAGCCTTCTGGTGGTGCCTCATTGCTGCTGGCACTGGCTACTTCGCAGCCAAGGCCACGTCAGTATCAGACAAATTGATGAGTGCTGGTGCTGTCGCTTTGGTCGCAGTGCTGATGCTGGTATTGGCGGCAAGTGTCTCAAACACAAGCCAGACTGCTGCCGAAGTGCAATCCACCCCTGCCCCGATGATCAAATCCACACCAGTGCAACAGCTTCCCAAAGTTGACCGCTACGGGAGGCCGTGCACTGAGATCAGCGAGTTCCTCAAGGAATGCACCCGCTAAGGCCTATCGGTTGTAGCCCAGCTTCTCCAACTCGGCCACCTTCTGGTCATAGGTGAGCCTGGGGTTGTCGCGGATGGCCAAGGCCTGCTTGTTCGCATCTATCGCCTGCAGCGATCTTTCAGCACCACCTACAAACTGCTGGTTGACTGTATCGAAGACCATAGTGGGCTCGCGCACAGTCTGGCCATCGACTACCGATGTGCCGCCGCCCACGGTCATGTAGCGATCCTTGCCCTGCGGGTCGGCTGTCTTGAGTCCAAACACATCTGGATGCTGGCGAATGATCGACATGCGCTCAGCCTCGGTCGCAGCATTGTCGTAGCGACTCATGATGTCGTTGGCGCGGCGCGCTTTGGTCACCTCCTGAGCCGTCAGCGCCGCACGCGAGTTCGCTTCCGGACCACGCTGAGCCAACTCCGCAGCAACGAGGGCATTGCGACCAGCTACGCGGTAATACTCGCCCTGTTCGCGCAACGCCTCCCTCTGCAATCCACCGCTTTGCCGCATCGCTTCCTGCTGAAGGTCACCCTGAATCTTGGCATTGCCAGCATCCATGGCGTCGAGCGACCTGAGCGCTTGCGCGCCACGAGCAGCAGTAGGCTTGTGGATGGAGCTCGCCTGTGTCTCGGCATCCTTTCGCTGTTGCTCGGGGGTGCGGCCCCAAGCATTGCCGCTTCCAGAGCCCTGGCCGATTGAGCCGGAAAACCCCGCCTGGGTCTGCTGCTCAGCGTTCTGACCACCGAAATCCTGGCCGCGCCCAGCGTAATGGGAGCGCACAGCATCGAAGTCGCCCCTCGCTGCCGCAGCCGCGAGCGCGGAATCCACCCCGGCTGCACCACCTCCCACACCTGGGGCTGCTGCCGTGCCCCTCTCGCCCGGCTGCCGCTGGTCATAAGCGGGGTTGTAGCCCACTCGCTGACCAATCAAGCCTTCGCGTTGGGCCTGTTCAACGAACATCCCCACAGGAGAGCGGCCAGCAGACGCGCCAGAGGTCAGCGGGTTGCCACTCGGAAAAGCATAGTTGCCTGCACCGTCCATCCCAACAGAAGCGCCCGCTGGGGTCGAATCTACCCGGCTGAAACCATTGCCGCGAATGCCTGCACCAGGCAGCGGCTTGCCCGCACCATCGGCGTAAGACACCGGCCCCGACACATCAGTGCCGCTGAAGGACATGGTTCCATTGGGCTGGCGCTGCATGGTCACTCGGCCACCCGGGTTGGCTTGTGCCACCTCGGCATTGCTCATGCCGGTACGATCCCATTGGGCCATGGGGTTGCCAGATACTGTCGCACCACTGGCCATGGTCGGGGTCGGTGCGCTGGGGTCAGCCATCGGCGGATTGATGGAGCCGCGCCCGCCACCGACTTCAGCGGCTCCCGCTCCGGCACCAGCGGTCTGAGCTGGCTGCACAGCTGCAGCGCCAGGCGCTTTGCTGCTGGCGGTCTGTTGCATGCGCTTTTGGTCGGTGAACGGCGTCATGCTGCTCGGATCGACGCCATCAGGTACCAGGTGGGGGCTCAGGTAGCTGGCATTGACGCCGGCTGCGCGCATGGGCCGAACCACGGCACTGTCATATGCACCCACCACGCCGCGAGGCACGAGCATCGCCATATCTGCAATGGCGCGACCTGCGTCGTCGTTCACATCCTTGACGGTATCCCAGGCCGCACCGACTCGCGCTCTATCGGACTGAGCCTGCGGGGACAGTGGCACGGCAGCGGCGGAACCTGCAGCAGAATTCGCAGCTGGCGCAGGTGTGAAGCCCGGCGATTGCGCGCTAGGTTTAGGGGCGGTCGCTGGCGCGGCAGGTGTGTTCATCGCCGCGTCCGCAATAGGGTTCGACTTCTGTTGCGCTTGAGCCGGCTGCTGCACAAGCGGATTACCACCGATGCCCGCAGGCACTTTGGCAAAGCGACTGGCATTGCTCGGGTCAGTCGAAGCAGCCAAGCTCTGAACTTGCCCGGCCTTTGCATCAGCTGCTGCTACGGCTTGCTGCTGTCGCTGGATTTCATCTTTGGGGTTGGCCATGGCCTATCCTTTCGGGATCAGGCCAGCGGAGCGGGCAATGCCCCTGCACCGTCCCTCACCCAGTTTTCATTGCGCAGGCTGCTCTTCTTGCCAAACTCAGCCTCGAATTTCCGCAGCGCGGTCTCGGATTTGTTCGGGTCGTACAGATCAACGTCCTGAGTTCCGTACACGCGATGTATGACCCACTCCACCAATGCAGGGTGCGCCTCTTCCCTGATCTCCGGCCTGTCGGAGTCAACGACCATAGGCTTCATTGGCAGGCGCTGGACGCTCAGCCGGACTTCCCCACTCTGGTTCGGGATGGGCCAAAGGTGCAAAGCGTCAGTGGTGAGCCCGGAAATCAAGACCCTGGGCTTATCGCGCTGGGAGTCAAACTGCCAGTTGGGATGATTGAGATCCATCACATCGACCGGCACCACCCTGACCTGGCAGCCATCCACGTAGGAACGCAACACTTTCAGCACCCTGCGATCGAACTGGATCAGCTCGGCGCCGGCCTGGAACTGCACCTGACACATGGCACCGGTGGACTGCAAGAGCAATTGCCCTCTGCGGCAGGCCTCGTCCTGCGCTTCCTTCAGATACAGGCGCACGGTGTCGTCGTCACACAGGTGGGGCTCTTCCTTGTCCTGCGCCCTGAAGCGATACAAAGCAATGAGCTCTTCGAGTGTCATGTCGCGCCCGGCTTGAGTTAGCGGCGCTGGGCCAGGATCTCACGCAGCCACTGGTGGCCACGCGCATCGGGATCGTGGATCACGGTAAACGGGTACTTGAGTACATGGCGCTGTGTCAGCTTGTTCATGCGCTCGCCGAGAGCTATGTCCAAGGTCTGGTCATAGTCAGTCTTTTTGGCGCGGGCCAGCACTTCCACATACTTGCGCTTCACATCAATGGGAATGTCGCGCGGCAGATAGATGAACGAGCCATTGACGCCCACAGGCACGCTGGGGGTTTCATCGTCGGCTCCATTGGAGGCAACGATGATGGTCAGCAGATCGTTCATGAAGGCTTCGTGCGCGACATCATCCATGCCCACTTCGGTAACGATCGACTCCACATCGCCCGCAGCCTCGCCCAGCACCAGCTCGGGGGCCGCGCCCAGATACTCAGCACCGGCATCCACCTCGCGCTGCTTACCGCCACGACGACCGACAGTAGATCCATTCATTTGTATTTCCTTGAAGAAGTACCAAAGGCGGGCCGCCCTTACCTAGCAGCCCGCCTTGTGGGGTTTAGACCAGATCGGAGACGCCGGCCTCAACCACCGCCATCCAGCCTTCGTTGAGCAGCACGCAGTTCATGTAGAACTTGGCGCCCACATAGCCACGCTGGCCCAGAGGGTCGGACTTGTCCTTGGTGCCAGGCGGGATGTAGGTCGGATCGAGCGCGTTGGCACCGCGCAGTGCCAACTGGCCCCATGCGTCTTCACCGGTCACGACGAACGGATACACGTCCACATTGGTATCACCCAGCAAGCCGGTACCGCCCACGGCCGCGCCAGCACCCAGGTAAGGTGCCAGCTCGGGGCTGGTCACGAAGCGGTAGTTCTCGCAGGAGCCCAGCTCGTAGGGAGAGACAACCTTGCGCGAGCCATACTCGGCCACCGGCGTGAACTTGGGCAAGTCGCGGATGTCGGACTCGGCGTCGGACGACACGAACACCAGATACGAGGCTTCCACGGGGGAGGTCTTGATATTGGTGCTGGGCGCCAGAATGCCGGTGACGCGCTTGGCATGGTTCGCCTGCAGGCCACGGCTGACCTTGCGCAGAATGGGCAGTGTGATCTTGCCGGCCACGGTGGCGCGGCTGGACGCATTGCCGGCGTAGAACACATTGGTGCACGCCTTGACCACGCCGTAGCGGATCATTTCGCGCAGCAGGCCGATACGCTCACCGCACTGCTTCTTCATTTCCGAAGACACATCATCCTCGTAGAAGTCTGCAGTCTGGTTGGTCAGCTGGTACAGGCAACCATATTCCTTGATGGTCACGGTAATGTCCTGGGGTACCAGCGAATCGGCCGTGGGCGTGACACCTTCGGTCAGCTCGTGCTGAGCGGGGTCGGCCTTGGGGCGGTTGCGGGTGTTCCAGTCGGTATTGGCCGCGCCATGGGGCAGATAGCGGCGGTACACCACGGTCTTGCCCTGGTTCTTGACCATGCCGCGCTGCTGACCTGTCAGGCCCAGCACTTCGCAGCTGACGGCGTGCGCCAGGATTTCGCCCTTGATTTTGCCAATCCGGGGCGTCGGATTGTTGCTCTCAAACTGAGCCATGACTCATCCTTTCGTACAGGCACAAAGGCCTACAGGCGCTGCTTGGCGACGGCATTGAACGCGGCTTCAAATTCCTCGTCCTCCGTCATCGCGGCAGCAGGCTTGGGAACATGCCCGGTCGGAGTCAGCGAGCGCTCCAGACGCTCCTGTGCCTTGGCGCTTTTGGTGACGGCGGCTTCACGCGCGGTCTTCCACTGCCCGAACGTGTCGAGCACACCGGCGAACTTTTCGGCGGTGTTGGCCTGCAGGTACTGCTGCTGATACGACTGGTCTTGTGCACCAAGCCAGAGATTGAATTCCTGCCCAGCTACCGTCTCGCGCCAGCCGGGGCGAACGCGGTCGAGCACCAACTGCTCAACTTGGATGCTGGGGTCGCTTTGCTGCTGGGCAGCTACGGCCGAAGCCGTGTCTACGTGCTGGGATTCAGCCGAGGCGTGAACCTCGGCTGCAGCGGAATGCGGCATGTCCACGGGCAAAGCCGCGCCCTGCCCGCCAGGCTCGACCGGCGTTTTCTGCGCTTGCGGCAGCTGCTGGAGCTGCTGCATGCGGAGCATGGTGGTCACGATGCCGCGCACCAAGCCCTCTTCGGAGTAATCACCGAAAGCGGCAGCATCAATCTTTGCTTGAGCCATCACATCGGTGACTGCCTTGTCAAAGGCCTCACCTTCCAGACCGGAGAGTGCAATGCCGCCGAAGTTACCGGGGGCATGTTCAGCCGGGGCCTTGCGGAGCCGGTCGTTCAACTCGCCAATCTTTCCGTGAACCTTGCGCAGGCCCGCGCTGAGCCCTTCCACTTCGGATGCACGCGATAGCAGGTTGCGCAGTTCGCGGCGGGTCAGGCCATCGAGCACAACCTCTTCGTTCGGGTCTGGATCTGCATCAGCCTGGCCGCTGCCATCTTCCGCACCGCCTTGCTGTCCGGTAGCTGGGGCCGCGCCCTGCTCACCAGATGCAGCCGCGCCCGCCTCGCCGGGGGGCACTTCGGTAGCGGGCGCTTGAGAAGCACCAGCGGCATCGGAGCCATTGGCATTGTCTTGGGCCGCGCCCTGCGCACCCTCGGTACCGGCATCCACTGCATCGGCAGCTGCTGCTGCGGGTGCTTGCTGCTCGGGTTCGAGGTTCATCACAGAGGCAAAGCCTTGTTCAAAACCCTGGTCTTCCTGTTCCATGCTCATGCGTATTGCTCCAAACGTCTATGGGTTCAGTAGCCGCCTGGGCTTATCTGACGACTGGCCCGGTCTTCCGCCTCTCGGCGTTTCGTGGGCATATCCAGCAACTCCTTCCACACCGCAATGCGTCCCCGGATTACCGAAGTGGCTTGCAGGTCGTGGCCGACGCCATCGTTTTTCAGTCGCAAATCGTCCAGCTGCTTGCGTGCATGGGCCTCGATGACCTTCCAGGCGTCGGAGTCGAAATCAATCTCAAGCTCGGGCGCCTTCTTCATATATCCAGCCAATACGCGCGTTACTGATGGATGAATGCTCGTAGAGAGGGTGGGAATGTCTAAACCACATGCAGGGGCGGCGCGCACTGGTCATGAAAAAACCGCCACTGCGGGCGGTTGGGCTATCGGCTCAGGAGCTCAGTGCTCGGATCAATGTGCCTGCGAGAAGTCATGCTGTACGCTCTGCGCCCCTGACTCCAATTGCTGGGTTCGCTCGCCAGTGCCAGCATCCACGGCACCTGCCACATGCTCGGTGATCTTGGAGCTGCTGGGCAAAGGGACACCTTCCACCAATTTCTTGATGGTGGGCAGCACCTCGGAGGCCAGGCTTTCTCCCAACACCACAAAGAACGGCGGCTGTGCACATGCATTCAACACATCGATCTGGATAAATCCGCCGTCGCAGGACACATGCGCCAGGGCCTTGCCACAGGCGGTATCCACATCCAGGGAGATTGGCCCAATGGCTGGCTTGGGCGCGCCGCCTTCATTCGGGGAAGGCACAACACAAGCGCCCCACAGCATGAGCTGCAGCGCCAGATCCTTGGCCTGGGCTTCGGCTGACGCCGCGCCGCTGCTCTCCAAATGGATACCCACCATGTCTTCGACGCCCAGCACCAAACCTTCGTAGCCGTTCGGCAGTTTTTGACTCGTCAAACTCAGGCAATCGTTGTCCCATACCCAGGTGATATGGCCGAAGTCATTGCCGTGCTCGTCTTTGAGCTTGATAGCTCGGGCTACGCCTTGGGGCGTGGCAAGGATTTCGTCGGTGAGGGTTTTGTGGTCAATGGTCATGGTTGCTAAATAGGAATGAATGGATGGGAATGGACGGAAATGGATGGGGACTGCTGCCGTTTCAAGTCCAGCAGCTTCTACTCCCGCAGGCAGTTCAGTCGCCGCCCCCTTCGATGCCGGCCATCATTCCTGTAGCAGGCGATGCTGGATTGGCGGGGGTCAAGGGGTTGGTATTGGTCTGAGGTGGAGGAACCAGCCCACTTGCCACCAACTCATTGCCTTGCACCTGGGGGAGCGCTGGGGGCAGATCCTTGTCAGTCCCGCCTGCCGATTTCCAAATTGCGTCAGAGGCACCCGCCACAGGGGATGCCATCAGCAGGTTCTTGGCCGCCTCGGTAGCGCTATACATGCCCTCAACATTCGTTGTCGCTGCCTGTGCCAGAAGCTGCTCGGCGCGTGCTTGCTCCACGGAGACTTTGACATGCTCCACGGCGGTGCGGGCCTGGGTGTGCTCGGCCTGAGCTGCCAGCAGCTGCGCGCGCGCCTGCAATGTAGGATCTTGCTGCGGGGCCTGCTGAGCCTGCTTCTGTTCCTCAGTCAACGCCACGCGCTCGGGGTCAAGGCGCTGCCCCTTCAGCAATTCCCTCATCAGGCGCGCCGGGTCGAGGCCATATGTCGGGTCTTTGGAGATCGCCAGCATCTGCATGAGGAAGGACTGCTGGGTGTTGCGCTCCAGTAGTGCCGAAGAAGCGCGCACATCGATCTGGAAGTCGCCCTTGATGCTGTCGTCGTCGTTGTACTGCATCATCCAGTCAAAATAGCGCTGGATATGCGGCTGCGTCACATAGTCGTCAAAGCGGCGGGCAAGGCGGCGCAGAACACTGGAGGCATTGTTATCCTGCAGCTGCATCCCGCCCAGCGTGTTGGGAGAATCGCCCCGGATTCCCTGCAGCATGGCAGGCAAACCGGTCGTGTCCTCAGCCATAGACATGGCCCAGTTGATGATGTTCATCAACTCGTTCTGCACACTGGGGACAATAAATGCATTGAACGCTTGCCGTACATCGGTGATGTCCGCATCCGCTTCTACACGCCAGCGTTTGCCTGGGTACAGAGTCCAAGTGCCGTCCTCGGGGGTGACTTTGTTGCCCAGGATGATCTGGGGCGCCGCGCTCAGACTGGCGTTATCCATCATGGCGCGCACGGAGCCGTTCAAGATGCGCTGCACTGTGCGGATCTGGCGGGATACGCCCACGCCCCAAGGCAATCCTGGGCGGCGCTGCCATGCCAACACATCGTAGGGGAACTCCCCTTCATCCATGACTGACAACGTGATCTTGACCAGTCGATCATTGATCACCACGGCCATGGCAGGCATCTTCTCTTCCACATCCTCTTCCAGCTCCACGCCATACATGCGCAGGTGCTCGGCCGCGCAGTGGCCATGGAAGATCCACATTTCAAACTCGGCGTCGTTCTGACGATGGCTGGATTCGGAGCCTTCACGGGCAGACTTGGGGCCCTCGCGCAGGACGGCCAGCAGCTCTTCCTTGTCATAGCCCGACATTTCGAGCATTTCCTTGACCTTGCGGCTCGACAGATACTCACGCTCCCATGTGTAGCTGCCGTTATGGATGTTCTCGCCGCAGGCGGGGTCTGGGAAGAAATTCCAGGGGTCGATGCGCTTGGAGCCCGGCTTGATCTCGGACAAGCGAATGAACTTGACCTCGCCAGTCACTGGATCTCGCTTCGCCATCCGGGCCACGCGCCGAACGGGGAACGGGCCTTTGAACACGCCCGATCCGATGCGCCCGGAGTCTTCAATCATCTGGCGCATCTCGCCATGCCAGTTGGACTCCACCAGGCAGTCTTCGATAGCCTGCTCCATCTTCTTGGCCGCAGTCTTGGCGTTCTGGATCTGCAGATCGACAAACTGCTCCATCACCTTCGGGCTGTAAATCGGGCCCATCATTTCCCGCAGTTGCTGCATCAGGTACGGGGTGAGCTTCGGGATCGGGGTCGGGCTGATCGCCCATGCCCGGTCATCTGTCGGGAGCAGCATGTCGGAAACCCGCGCACTGGCGGCATCCACATAGGAGCGTGTGATGTTGAGGAACACCACAGATCGCGCCGGCCCGGCTGGCCCGGTGGTGTCCTTGCCCGTGATGTGCGCCTTGGAAGTGCGATACAGCTGGTTGGCCGCATGGAAGGCACGATTGGCATCGTCGATGCCTTGATAGTGCTCCTCGTCTTCGCTCCACTCCAGCTCAATACCCGACGAGGCGCGTCCTGCGACAGCTTCGCGGCGCTTGCCGATCAGATTGAGCAGGAATGTATCGCGCTCGTGCTTGATCTTGGCCTCGATGGTGTCTTGATCCTCCAGCTCGGTACCGGGCATAACCGTCGCCATGGTGTCTTTGAAGCCGCGTTCAAACGCTTGCTGGGCGTTTTCGCCCATGGGTTTGTGTGTCATAGGCTGCATGTCAGTACCCAATCTCTCTATCTAGTGGGGCCCAGTTGTTCTGGGATTGCGCCTGCGGCATGGGCCTGACCTTGGCCTTGCGCAGCATCATCAGTGCGTATCGGGTGGCGCTCATCAAGTCGTCGCGCAGCTTGACCACCTTCCCGTCCTTGCGGTGGTACAGGCGGAACTCGTCAAACCACGGGCTCAGGTGGCTGAACACCTTGAGGCGACCCGTCTGCATGCGCTCCAGCATGTCCATCAACCCGGCCTCGACCCCATTGGAGCCATCGGGGAAGGTGGCGCGATCCTTGAGCATCAGCAGACCAGCTGCCGCGTACTGCTTTGCCAGCTGCTCGCCGCTGCCCTTGTCGTGCTGCAGCCCGTCATGTGGCCAGGATGTAGGCACCCATGGCCCCCAGGCCTTGATGGTGGCCGCATGGATGACCGGGGTTTGCAGGCTCTCTCGGTGGACATGCACCACGTAGATGCAGTCCGCTTCGCGGTCGTAGGCCAGTTGCACCGCTGCTGTGGGGTGATCCCAGCCGAAGTCGATGCCATTGATGCGCGGCCAGTGGGCCGGTATCGCAAAAGGCGTGACCTTGATGCTGTCCTCTTCCACGGGGAAGATACGGCCGCTGCCCAGGGTGGGCGTGCCGCGCGCACGGGCTTCGCGCTCATGCGGTGGCGAGCTGTCCCACAGCTCCTTCTTGGTCTTGGCGTCCAAGTGCGGCACATCGTCCCAGCCAGCAGTGACGAGATAGCGGCTTTCGGTGACGGCTGGCATCAGTCAGCCTCCACTTTCCCCACTGCCTCGGGGTTGATGAACATCAACACCGTTCCGGTCGTGCCCTCCAGCGGGGTAAAGGTGATGTAGACAATGCCGTTGGTGGTGGCGGTACGAATCAAGCACTCGCTGTAGATGTCCAGCGGCGGCTCTTCATCAAGCCAGATCCCGTGGCGCTCCGTGCCCTCAAAGCTGCCGCGCCCCTGCTGGTAGGACTTGAGGCCTAGCTGCGACCAGCCGCCCGACACATGCTTGACCATCACCGTGTCGGCAAGGTCGGCCACGCCCTGTTTCCAGGCAATCTTTCCAATGCAGTCCCCATAAATCAGCCCGGTACCGGAAAAGGCTTTGGCCTGGGCCACGCCCGTGACCGCGCCGAACAGCTTGTTCTGCACGATGTCGCGGGTCGTCTCATTGGTCTTGCCAGCAGCCCAGAAGTTGACGGGGTGATCAAAGCGCCGCCCGTCCCACCAGTCGGGATAGCGGCCAGTCAGGTGCAAGGCAGTCTCATAACCGCCCATGCCCTCCGTCTTGCCCACCCGGTTGGCAGCCATGGCGCAGCGCTCTCGATAGGTCGCGCCCGCCTTGAAGAACTCCAGATGCTTCTTATAGAGCTCACGGCGAAGCGGCCCCTTGTCGGGGTACATGGTGTCGATTTTGCGGGTGGCCAGCAGTGCCTTGAGCTGGGCCAGCATTTCGGCGCGCACCTCTGGAGATAGGCGGGATACATCCATCACCCGCCCTCCCCACTGCCCAGCAGCCTCGCCTGCAATGCCAGCAGCTCAGAAGTAGCCAGGCCAGCCAGCGCCTCCTGCGCAGCATTGCGTTGCTTGTTGTGAGCCTCATACAAGCCAAGGTGCTTGAACAGCTTTTCAGCGATGCCCACCTTGTCATGCATCTGGATCTCGATACCGTTCTTGCCGTGTTTGGCACCGGCGTAGAGGCTTGCGGCTTCGGGCGAGAGCTTGCGGGTGTCGTGCAACACCACACGCGAGTAGCCATCACCACCACACTCTGGGCAAGTGGGATGGGGTGGCAACAGAGGGTTGAAGCCAATACCGCCCTCTTCGTCAAAGTCGAGCGGAACCTTGCCTGAGTCGATCCACTTTTCACGGGCGGCATTCATTTCCGCCACAGTGCGCTGGCGCTTGTGTCCCTCGCCATAGCAATGGCGGCAGCACCCCACACGGACTTCAACCAGCTCGCGGGCATCGGCCCGGAACATTTGCCACACCTCACGCAGAACAACGTCCGCAGTAATCTCCGTGCGTTGCTGACGCTCTTGTTTTCGTAGCTGAATTTCAGCAGCTATATTAGGTTTTATTAGGTTTTCACTACCAATTACAGCTGCTGTCTTCTCGCTGTATCCCGCCCGGATCGCAGCCTTGGTTGCGTTGAGATCAATCAGATACTCGTCAACAAACCGACTCTGTAAATCTGTCAGATCGCTTGCAGGCCTTGCGCTAGCAGCTATCGTTTTTGACAAGGGCTTAGCCCGTCCCTTGGTTGCGTTCTTGGCCTTAGACGCAGCAATGCCCACGGCCTTTTTAGGTGCAGTGGGCTTTTTGGGGGTCGCTGTCTTCTTCGGTGCAGGCCGTTTGCCTGCCGGTGATGTGGCCATGCGCCCCAGTGTCTGGAGCCTGGCCGCAATCTCTAAACCCTATGCAGGGTTCTCGACCTCGCGCTCAATTGTCACATCGTCAAAGGCATAGCTCCAGGCTGTACGGCCAGTCACGGCCAGCTCCGCCATGTGACCGTCGAAACCATCAGTGTCGATATGGACTTGCTTGCGCGCCATGTCCATAGCTCCCTCCAAGTCGCGCACGCCTTCGTAGGTGACTTTTCGGAAAGGCGCGACTCTCAGACAGTTGTCTATCACTACCTTGTAGGTTGTGGTGCTCATGGTTCAGCCCTCCTAATTCGCGGCGGCCCACTTGCGCACTTCGCTGTAAAGCTCAGTGTGGCCGCACGGATTCGTCCAAGCGTGCACGGCCAAGCGGCAGCTTCCGTCCCAGCTTGTCCCCTCTGTGGGCTCTCCGCGCGTGCCACCACAGTGGATGCAGCGCCATGGCAGGGTAAGTGTCACAGACTCAGTGCCGCCGTGTTCCTCGCGCGCAGGAATGGTCACGGTGCGCAGTTCTTGGGCCGCGATGGCTTCCAAGGCCGCAGCCTGCGCCTCAATCTTCTGACGCTCGGCCTCCGCGTTTTGCAGGTCTTCTTCGCTATAGAAGTTGTACTTGTCGCCCTTGATAGTTTCAATGCGCTCGGCTATGTGCTCGCGGGCGGCATTGATAAGTTCGTCAAACTTGGTCAAAGCTATCTCCTTATCGTGCCGCGCTCAGGCGGCGTACTTGCGTTCGTAAAAGCGGCTCAACAGTCCCAGATCAACGGTATGCAAGGCAGTGTGGTGGGTTCCGACGCTCTGGCAGTACGCCACCACATCTGCGCGTTCGGCCAGCGTGTCCTTCGCGTTGCGCTCGTCTATCAAGCGCTCCATAACCGCACGGCCACTGTCGTCCAACCATTTGAGGGCGACGCGGCCGTTGTCGCGGATCAGGCGGCGGGCCCTACGGTATTGGGTGCGGTTCATGGTCGCGCCCCTTACAGCAGGTTGCCCAGCTCTTCGGCCAGCTTGTGCGCGCCCTGCAGCAGGTCGTGCATGGCCGGGCTGTCGGTGTGGTCGCAGATCACGTCCCAGCCGTGATTGCCGTAGACCAAATAAATGCTGCCCAACTTGCCTCCGAGTTCTCCGTCCTTGATAGCGTGGCGCACGATGATGGTTTCCTCGTCGCACTGGCCGATGTTGGCCATGATCTTGTCCAAGTCGCGGCTGCGCGACAGCTCTACGGTTTCGCTGTTGGTGATGCTGATGCAGTAACCGTTATCAGCTGCGGCCAGAATGTCACGGACGGCTTGGCGGATCACGGCTCGCTCGATCAGGATGCGCTGGCGGGACGATTCATCCTTAACCGATTGGAATTGCTCGAAATGGGCGCTGTCGTCGCGCTCGTCGTACTCAGCGCGGTGAGCTTGGTTTTTGATGCTCGCCAGCAGGCGGGCGGGGGGAATCACGGTGGCGTCTGTCATGGCGGCTTGTCCTCTACGGATTACTTGGCGGCGGTGATGGCGTCCAGCACGGCCTGGGCGGCTTGGTCATTGACCGCGCTCTCGTCCTTTGCAGACGCGGCCAGCATTTCGACGGCGTCGCACATGGCGTCGTTCTGCTTGTCCGTAAGCTCTGTGGCATAGCTGCGTTCCAGCGCGCAAAGCGCATCCCAATGGGCAATCTTTGCAAGCACTGCGGCGCGCACCAGTTCGGTTTGGGTCTTGACGGGAGAGGCGGTGACACAGTTCAGTCCGTAGGCAGCCGCGAAGTCTGCATAGCTGACGTACCGCTCGAAACCGTCCGGCCCGCGCCCCACGCATACAAGGCCATTCAGGGAAGCGGTCACGAAGATGGACGCGCCCTTCGCGCCCGTCATTGAGGTATTCAGCTCAGAGCCAACGCTGTTCAGCGCGCACATGGCGGTGTGCGCGGCTTTCGCTTGTGCTTGGGAAAGGATGTGGCCGGCGTGAGGCATGCCCTTCTCTACAAACGCCAGGGTGACGAATTCGGGCGCGGTAATCGTGAGGGTGTTTTCGTCGGCACTCTCCACGCCATCCCAGCAGCCGCGCTCGTCATCCCAGGCGGAGTCGTCCGCCTCGCAGCCATCGACGGGCCTACCGGCTTCCAGCTCGTAGGTGGTGCGGCCATCGCCGAACCCGGCAAGGCTGCACAGTTCGCTGCCGACAATGGCCAGGAACTGGCCTTGATCCTTGAGCGCTGTGCCGAATGGCTTGTCCGCCAGCAACGCGCGGGCAGCTGCCATCCAGCCCTTGAATGTCTTGAGGTCGTGGCCCGCGATTGCGGCTTGCACCTGCTCAGACGTCATGGTGATGGGCTGGGGTCGAAACTCAGCGCAGCGGACGATGTATCCATCCTGATCGGGCGAGCCCGGAAAGTCATGCTCGCACGAAGAGCTTGCGCCCGGCTTGTAGGTGCATTTGGTGCAACCGCTGCACAGATCATCATCAGAAATAGAAGGCATTTGGGTCTTTCAGGCTTGGTTGATACGGCAGAACTGGCGCACCTTGGAGAGCTTGTTGAGATCGCCACGGCAGCAGCTGGGTGTGCCGGACATGAAGAAGGTTTGACGCTTGCCATTCGGTGCCAGCACATCGAAGCTCAGGTGCTGGCCTTGGGTCTTGCCGTTGAATTCGATTTGCTGCGCCCCGGATTTCTCCAGCAGCGCCAGCATTTCCTTGACGCGCTTGCTCACATCCACCCCCTCTCGGCCATGTTCATGGTGCTCTCTCTTTGCGTGGTTCGATGTGATTTATTGTGATTCATTAAATACCGGTAAGCAAGTATTTTTGAATCACATTTAATATATTTTTCGCATCACATCAAAACCGCTAGAATCGTGCGCATGGAAAACATACCGAAGCGGTCGCGGGGTCGGCCTCCAGTCCCGGACGCAGACAGGCTTGAACAGCGCTCCATCCGGCTGTCTCAAAAAGCCTGGGCAAAGATTGATGAAGGGGGCATGCCATGGCTGCGGGGAGTCATCGACAAGGCGAAACTGCCCCCCAAGCCGACCTCTGATGAATTGGATCTGAGCTGATCAGTCCAGCGCCAGCTCCACTTGGCGCTCGTCTACCTTGAGTCCCGAGGCCCGTGCTGCCGCAGTCACCCGCTCGATGGTCGCTGCTGCCTGAGCCAGTTTGGCCGCCACCTCCAGCGTGGGGCTCTCCAATTGCCGACGCTCGATTTGCTCGACCTTCATCAGCATGGTCGCCGCCATTTCGGTCATCGCCTGCCCCGCTTGAATCTGGGCCACCTGGGTGGCAGCGCCAGCCTGGAGCAACGCCAGGGCGCGGTCTTCAGCAGGCGTCAACGTCAACACATCGTCGCCAATTTCGATCTTGACGCACCCGTTCGGGAGCAACGTCTTGCTGATCGCTCGGGCCGGTGGGTGCGATTCGACGGGCACGTACTGCCCCTTGAGCACCCGTTTGATGCGCTCGCGCTCAACCAGGGCCTTGATCCTGTCGTCCACCCGGCCAAGTGGAAGGTCGGTCAGCGCCTGTACCGAATAGCGTGTAGCAGGCTGCTGCGCGTTGTGCAGCTCGACGATTGCCTCATACACGCGATCCGTGCTGGTCGCTGCCGCTTTCTCAGATGAATTCATGCTCTCTCCGGTTGGTACGATTGACTTGTCTCCGGTCAATCGACCTTCCAGAGGGGCCCGCTTCGTGCGGGCCTTTTTTTATTCTTCCGGTGGCATCGCCCATATAAAACAATGCCTTGCAAGGGTGACGGACGGCAAGTCATCCATCCAGCACCAGCTCTTCCTCCCCCGGCAGATAGGGCAACTTCGAGGGCCAGCGCCCTTCCCTACGGAGTTGCTGGCGCGTCTGTGCGCTCCACAACTTGCCTTGTTCGACATGCGCGGCACGGCCACCAGGCAACAGCCGGTATTGGTCGAATGGCACATGACAGCCCTCGACGCCCGGTCGCGTGCAGCACAGCGCCATGGCGCGTCGATCATCGAGCTTCAAGCCCTTGCCCTTTTTTTCGTTCTCGTGGGCGTGCTGGCTGTAGCCCTCAATCCCGCAATACGCGCAAGGCAGCGTCGCCACAAGGCGGCGGTATGGCTCGTATTCAATAGCATCGTCCTTGGGAACCGCCACCACCTCAGTGCTGATCTCAAGAGGCGCCGTCTTACGCACCTTCACCAGCATCAGGGAAGCCAGGCGCTGCTGGCGAGCTTCATGCCGGGCCTCAATGTCTTCGTCACTGACCAGCGCCAGCCCAGTCCGCTCGAATCCTTTGGTGCGCTTCAAAGGTTTGCGGGTGCTCAACATTTCCAGCCCTGCCTGCTCATGCGCCACCCCACGGCTTCAGGGTTGCCAGATCCAGCAGCGTGAAGTGCCCCCGGTGCCAGCCCATGGTGTCGATGTAGATGGTGTTGCCCAGCACCTCGACCGCTTCCACTGGCGTGTGCCCGACCACCACGGCACGCACACCGCTCACGGGAGTCTCTTCGTGGTGCTCGATGCGCTCGCGCGACCAGATCGCGTGATCGATGGCCTCCGGGGACTGAAATTGCAGCTTTTGCGTGAAGCCGGCCCAGTCACCGCCGAGGGTATCGGCGTGCACAATGCCGACCAAGCCGCCGACAGTCTCCACCTCCATGGCCAGCGGCAAGAAGGCGAGAGCTGAGGCAATCTCCTGTTGCAGGCTGACCGGGTTGCCCAGGTTCCAGGCCCCGCCATTGCCGAGATAGTCGCCCCTGGTCATGGGCCATTGGCCTTTCTCGCTCTCAGGCTTGACCCAGCTGATGGCCATGTCCTCATGGTTGCCGCGCACCGGGAAAAACCATGGCCGCGAGATCCAGTCAAGCACCTGATCGCTATCGGGGCCTCGGTCAACCATGTCCCCCACGGAGAACAGGCGGTCTTTCGCTGGGTCGAAGCCCATTTCATCCAGCAGGCTCTGCAGGCGGTTGAAGCATCCATGGATGTCGCCCACGGCCAGATCCCGGCCCTGCTCGTTCTTGGGAAAGCGTGTCACCGTCATGCGCGGCTCCTTTTCACAATGGCGCGGCGTTCGCGCTCGTCACTGGCCCTGGCGAAATAGCGCGGCTGGGAGCGGCACCAGTCGGGCCCGTTGACCTGCAGCCAAGCCAAGAAAGTCATGAACTCGTCGGCCGAGTCCCGGAAGATGTAGAAGCGCCCTGTCATGTCCAGCACCAGCGTGCGCAGCAACTCGGGCAACCAGAACAACAGGAGCACCCAGGCTTTGATGAAGTCCGTCACTCGTCAAACCCTCCCAAGATCCCTTCAACCATGTCGATTCGCTGGGTCAGGCCCAGGTGCGGCCAAAGGGTGGTGCCGGCGTAGTCGGTGCGCATGAAATCCACGAAGTGCCCGTGAAAGCGCTCCATCTCGCCCTGCTCCATGCTGGTATAGCTGGTGGACTTTGGCAGCGGCACCAGCCCATTGATGGTGGGAACCCAGTCCACATGGCCCGCGCCCAGCTTGAGCCAGTCGCGAAAGCGGTCAAACTGAGGGAACTTGTCCTGGGTGTTGAAGAATGCGTGCTCCAAAGCCATGTGCTTGCGGTGGTACCAGCTCAGCCGGGCCTGCTTGGTGTTGATCTCCACGATGCCGCCGGGCTCCAGCGCCAGCAGACGCCGCAAGAACCGCCGCCAGCTTCTGCGGTTGTCCTCGCCCAAGCCGTCGATGTGCCCCAGCAGCACGCGCATGGCGGCATCACGGTCAGCCGGGGTGGCTTGAACGCTGGGGTTGCGGACGATCTGGATTGCAGCCATGGTGCTCAGATGCCCTTCAACAGCTCTCGCAGCTGTTTGAACTTGGCCAGATCTTCCTCGTGCTTCTGCTCGCGCTCACCTATTGCCAGCGCCAGCTCGTCCAGCGCGTCCGCCTCCTGGCGCAGGCGGGCGGCCTTCTTGGCAAGTACAGCCATAAAGTCCACCTTGGCAGGTGATTCGGCGCAATCTGCTGGCGCTGGCGCGGGTGCTGCTGTCAATGTCATGATTTCTCTTTCGGGTTTCGCCTGCATAGTTGTTGTGCTTGGAAATGGCGCTTTGGCTGTACGGGGGCGCTCCACGGCAACCCGGATGTATTCCCCGGTGGCGTTGAGCTTGATCAGCCCTCCATCGCGCAGACTGCGCAGACACCCCGCCAGTTGCTTGATCTCCATCGGCTTGCCGAGACGGTGCAGCTCCCCCTGGATCGCCTTTGCGTTCCATGGCTCCTGCATGGGGACAGCCTCAAGAACCTTGCGCTCCATCCCGTTCAGGCCGCGCTCTACGGCAGCTAGTCGCTGGGCACTCATGCCTTGCTCGCCTTGTTTCGGTAGGGCCAAGCCACCATGGCCGCATCACGGGCGTGCTGGCTGCTGCGTGTCTTCCAGCCGGTAATCTGGGCAAAGTCCGCCGCATTGACCTTTGAGCCCTTGGCAAGGGGGGCAACGCCATAGGCCTCAAAGCCCATGCGCTTGCACATGGCCTCGATGTCCTTGCACAGTCGGTCGATCTCTCCCACATTGCGGGCGATCTTCAAAGCCGCCGCTGCGCTGACGCCCTTGGCTGCGGTAAAGGTCTTGCTGGTCTTGCGCGAGTCCTCGAAGATGACCAGATGGGGCGGGTTCTGCGCCAGCCACGGCTCCAGCTCATCCGCGCTCACCGTATGCATGCAGATCAGCTTGCCCTTGTCATAGACCGCAAGCCCGGTGGCCTGGCCTGGGTCGATGCCCACTACGCTCATATGTCTCTCCTACGCCGTCAGGCTCTGATAGGGGTTGGAAAAGTCGCGCCAGGCCTGCCCGTTCACCATCCGCTCCATGGTTTCCACGGACACGCCCAAGCTCTTGGCCGCCGCCACGCGGGTCAGCTCGCCCCGAATGCAACGCGCACGCAGCGCTTGCACTTCGCTCATGGAGTACGGCGCCTTGGCTTGCTGGGCCCTGGCCAGCTTGGCTCGGGTGGATGGCAGCCTTGCCCTGCCGATCAGCTGCTTATTGCGAGGCTCTTTGACCAAGTGCTGCGGGTGGATGCAGTCGGCCTCGCCGCAAGACGGGCGCACAGACTCGGCCTGGGCGAGCTTCTTGCCCGTGTGCGCCTCGTAGATCACCCGGCGCAGCACAAACTCCTTGCCGTCAAGGTGGACGACTGGCCCTTGGCGCGCCTTGAAGAACTTGCCTGACCAGGGCATGCAAGCACCCTCGCTGCAGCCGCAAGTCGTTGATTCCAGTGCAAACCGGGCCACAAAGGCAGCATCGCGTGCACGGCTCACAGGGGCGAAGTGCAAACGGCCGTCGAATCTGAACCGGCGAAGCACTCCACGCACAGCCAAGTCCTGCAACTCCCGTGCAAATTGCCTACTGTTATTTCCAGTCATGCCCACCGTCAGCGCTGCCAACGAAGTGATTTCGGTTAACCGGCTCGCACAGTCGATTGCTGCCTGCGCAACGATTTCTACAGAATCAGTCATCACAAGCCTCCGGCGCACTTGGCTTGGCAAGCTGCTTAACTGGACTTCCCCCGTTCGAGAGCGCCTGCATCACGGTGTAGCCAATGCCTGCCGCACTGCTTGCACCTCCCAGCCTGTAAACCTCCTGCGCGCGGCGGGCATCACCGACCAGCACCGGCAATGGCGCTGACAAGCCCTTGCGTTCAAACTCTACGTCTGCGCAGCGCTCACCCCCAAGACGAGCCGGGAACTGGTAATGCTCCTGAGCTGAATAGCTGCGGTAGGCTTCGCTGAATCGGTGCTGCAAGTAGCTCAGCTCATCGAGCGGCCAACGGCAGACCTTGGGCCAGCCACCCATGTCTTCCACGACCGCATGAATCGCCGGATCGTCAAAAACCACATCCGTGTAGGCGCCAACATCGCTCATGGCCGTGTGCACCTTCGACCATGCCATGGCCGCCCGGTCGGTATGCGTCCCCTCCAGCAGGCGCACTATGTCGGCCACCTTTGGCGCGAACTGGCCGCGCTGGGCATCCATGGCATGCTTTTGGAGCGCCTTCTCGACCTGCTCGTAGTCGAAGCGACTGCAACCAGCCCACCAGACGTTGAGCACGAATGGCGTGCAGTCCTTGCCGTAGTACGCCAAGGCATCAGTCACCAGCGAACGGAAATTTGTCAGGTCTTCAAGACGCATTGCCGCCTCTCGCCATCTTTGCGCGCATTTCCGCTTCCCATTGCTCGCCCGCCATTCGGTTGCTTTCCTCCAGCAGCGCCTGCTGATTTGGACGCTTTCGCTCACCAAATGCGTGCTGGCATGTGGCCTTCAGGTACTCCCGTGCATCCGCAGGCTGGGCGGCCACGGCAGCAGTCACAGCATCACGAACAATGTCCTGCCCGTAGTCCTTGACCAGCTTGCCCATGAACGTCCGTGCCTGCGATTCAGGGCAACCGCCTTGCTCCAGCACAGAGACTGCAGCGCGCCACAACTCAGCCTTGGCCATTTCTTCCGGGGTCTTCTCCTTCGGAGGGTTGGAGTGAGGGGGAGGCACTGGAGCCACGGGAGGCGCCGGTGGCGGCGTGCCGCCGTCCGTACCTTCAGGTACGGAATAAGGATCTCCCTGTCCCTGTCCCTCTCCCTGTCTCTTGGAGTTGTTTTCCCGAGGGACATTGGCGTCATGTCCCTCTCTTGTCGGATCGTTGTCCCTAGGGACAAACAGCGGCTGTCCCTGGGGACAACCCAGAGACACCCAGTCATCAAACGTAGGACGAGGTACGCTGGTGCCGTGTCTGTCGTTGTGCTTTTTGATGCGAGCGCACTCCGTCCCCCAGCGCTGCCGCTGCTTGGCCTGCCAGGCATCGCGGGCCTTTTCAGCAACGACCGGGTGATACATGCGCCCGTCGCTGCACTTGATCCAGCCACGCAATGCTCCGGCACGAACCTTTGACCAAGCCTTGTCGATCTTTCCGCGAAGCTGGTATCCAGCCTGTTTGGCGATCCACATTTCATCGTCCGGTATGGATGCTGCTGGCACCTGATGCCACGACGCAGACCAAAGCAGAACCGCCGCCCAGCATGCCTCGGGGGGTTCGTTGGACGCCAGTTCAGAATCACGCAAGCGCGCAACATCAAGAGGCATAAACGGGAAGTCTTGGAGATCGCAATTTGCAGGCGTCAGCGGCGACTGCAGTTCAGGCTGCTGCATAGACCTTGCCCCCTGCGCTGCCATGCCCGCGCACACGGTTGGTGCTGTCCACCACACGAATGGCACCGTCGCGCAGAGCTTTTGCATACACGGGCCCAAAGGCTCGATCGTCCTTGGCGGGTTTGATGCCAGCGCAGCGCGCAGCGAGAGTGACCGCTTCGCCGGGCACTGGGCCATGCTCGCGGACATAGGTAACGACGAATTCGTAAGCGCGCGTGGTGAACGTGGGATCGTCCTGCTCGGTGCGATCCAACGCGGCCTGAGCGGCTTGCTCTCCAAGCCTGCGAGCGGTGGCCAGCAGCTGGCGGCGTGTGTCTGGTTGAGCTGCGGGGTGCAGTGTGCTTCGATTCACTCGACCACCCTCCTGCCACGCTGCAAGGCAGAGAGCTGTGAGCACTTGAGAATGCTGCTGGCCTTCTGGGCGGCCAGCTCGTGCGATGGCAGATCAGCCCGGGAAGGGCTTTGCATGCTCATGCGCCCGTAGTGCGGCGGCTGGTTGAGCTTGATACGCACGGCTGCCGGTGGCTTGGCCGTGTTGGCTTCCTTGCGGGAGATCTCCCAGACTGACTGCCCGGCGCTCATGCTGCCACCTGCTGGCTCTTGCGCGGGCGGCGCTTGGGAGCACTTTCAGCGGCAGCAATGTGCTTCTGCAGCTCGTCGATGTTCTCCAGCCGCGGCTTCTTGTAGTCATAGCGGACGCGGTGAATCGTGGTCGCGGAAACGCCCGACAGCTCGGCCAGCTTATCGACCTGGGCACCAGTAAGTTTCGAGATGCGCTTCTGCAATTTGGCAAAAACGGACATGAGATCGTTCATGCCCAATATCTTGCCATATCTGGAAAGCAATTTTCAACTTGCGGCAAGTTCCTACAGTCCGCAATGCCCTTACCACTTACGAAAATTACATGGAAGTCTTATCATTTGTGGCATGAATTCCAACCCAACACCCGACGCAAAAAGCCAGCTGTGGACAGCGGTTGAAAAGCTGATGTTGCAGCACTACGGAAAGATCAACATCAGCCGACTGTCTCGTGACGCCGAAATTGGCTTGGGCACTGTGGCCCGACTGCAAAATGCCGATCTGGGAATCGGCCTGGACAAAGTTGAGAAGATCGCCAAGGCCTTCGGCCTGGAGATCCATGAGCTGCTGAACCCGAACTTCGCCCCTTCCGACAAGGGCGAGCCCCTTTCCGACAAGGCAATCTTCCTTGCCCGTCAGCTGGACAAGATCAAAGACCCTGGGGCCTCGACACAGGCCTATGCAACGTGTTTGCAAGTTCTCGAACTCGCCAGACGGACTCACCAATAAACACCAGCGCCTGCTGACGAGCCCACTCCTGGGCCTCGTCCCTCTCCACAAAGACCCCCAGCACCCCGCCCGTCTCTCGCGCAAGAGACCAGGCCTGCTGGCGTAGCCATTCCTCATCCCCGGGAAGCACCACCACCGCCCCGGGCAGCGTTCTCGCGGTCAGCGCCTCTCTCAAAACCGCCGCCAGCTCCACCCTCTGCCACTCCGACAGGCACACGCTGGGCAGCTCCAAAAGCCAAGAAAACGCTCTTCCCGTGATCCCGCCATGCAGCCACTGCTGCTGCGCGGCCAGCGCCAGCGCATGCGCTGAAAAGCCCTCTGCACACCTGCAACTCAATACGCCACCCTCTCCCACATCCCAGACACCCGCCACTTACGTCTCCAAAAGTTATCGACACAATTATTTACCAATTGTGGTTTCTACTACTGATGATACGTACAGTAATTTTCCATATGTTGAAGATATTTCTAATTAAGAGAGATTTCTTATTCAAAAAATCTATCAACTTCTTTTGCTTTTTTCTTTCCACTTATGGCAAGATTCACCACATCAGGAAAGCAGAGGCTTTCTTGTTCGGCGGGCAAACGCTCTCCGCTTCGCTCTTTAAAAAATCGTCACCCGATGTTGCTTGCCCTACCTGTGGGGCATTCGTCCGGGTCAATTGCGCACTGGGGCATGGCCCAGGCTGGTGAGAGCCAGCAGCGCGCCGCGAATTTCCGCGCGGTGGCCAGTCCGTTAAATCGGTGAAGGGCCTTGGGAAAAGATACGGACAGCACAGCTTGCATGTGTAGCGTAGGCGGGAGGCCGTGACGGGGTAGCGCCAGCTATCCAAGAGCCGACAAATGAAACACCGCCCTCGCAGGCTGATGCTGCTACGCCCATGAGGCGCAGCTAACGGACGGGATGACACCAAAGGGAAACAAAAGAAACGGAGCGGCATATTGATGCCGTCATTGGGGCGGCCAGCGGCCCCTGCGACCCGGCGCGTAATCCGGGCTTCAACCTCAAGCCTTGTGACAGATGGCTTGAGGTTGAAAGGAGATTGAAATGTTTGCCTCGGGCCTATGCGAGCCCTGATCGTTGCCCACTCCCGCAGGGCTAAGCGGGGCCATCACGCAGGTGGATTGGACACGGTTCGACTCCGTTGACTACACCGACGCGCCATGCGCGCTAGGTCTAGGTGGCCCAATCCACCGCCGCGATGGTGCAGGACAGCACCCCCTCTCCTTGGAGAGGCGCCACAACATGGCTGCCCACGGGCAGCTACTGAATGCCTTGCAACGGCAACGGCTCCAATCACTCAACGCCACCACAGAAAAATGCAGTCATCGAATACCGCAGGGGATGGTTCACCCTCACTGTCGCGCTTATCACTGATCATGGAGTGCGCATCGCTGCTGGCAGAGAGCCAGATGGTTCCCGAGCCCGTGCGCAACCAAGCAGACTGCTTCGCAATTCTGCTCACCGCAACCGGTCAGAACAAGTGCCCTATGGAAGCACTGCACGAGGCCACTCGGCGCATTTCGCCCGCGAGCCAGAATAAGTTTGCAGAAATGGCCTTGATCCTGACCAAGGTCGAAACCCCTGCACAGCTGGAAGAAGCCGTGCGCCTCATGGACGACCTGACGGCAGGCAAAACCGTGACCGAAGACGAGGCGCTGGCGCTGCTGACCATCTGCCGCGACCGCCACCGCGCCCTGGGCCTTTTAGGCAAAGCCGTCACATAGGCCTCTCTTTTTTTGGCCGTCGATTTCAAATTTCATAGCTAACAATGCTTGCCACACAAGTGATTGAAGGCAATTTCATTGATTTTCATGGCGAAGCTGGAGCGCCCTTTTCTCCAGCATCTTTGGAACTTCGATATGACCCTCACCCCTGAACAACTGGCCAAGCTGACCGAATACGACTTCATCGCCGTGGTGGATGCCTCTGGCTCCATGACCACCGAAGACGTCAAAGGTCGCTCGCGCTGGGATTCTGTGCAGGAAACACTCGGCATGTTCTGCCGCGACACGAACAAGCTGGACTCGGACGGCATCGGTCTGGTGATCTTCAACGGCGTGGACATCAAGGTACATGACGGCGTGACCCCCGACAAGCTGGATGCTGCATTTGCAAGCATGCGCCCCGTCAGCTCGACCCCTCTGTATGAAGCCCTGCAGGAAGCTCTGAAGCTGGCTGGCAAGTCTGACAAGAAGGACTTCATCACGGTCTTTACCGATGGCGTGCCCGACAACAAGGACGCGGTGAAGAAGCTCATCATCGACACCGCCAACCAGCAGGAAAACGACGATGACCTGACCATCCTGTTCGTGCAGGTGGGCTCCGACTCTGCAGCAACGGCCTGGCTGAAGTCCCTGGACGACGACCTCAAGGCCCAGGGCGCGCAGCACGACATTGTGGATGTGAAGACCGTGGCGGAAGCCGAAGCCTTCGGCTCCACTGCTGAGCTGATTGTCGCCGCGATCAACGACTAAGCCATGCTGGTCGATGCCATCGCGCTCGGCTGCACCTTCGCCGCAGGCTTCTGGGCTGGCTCCAAGTTCCGCACCTGGGGTGCGTTCAAGGAAAAGCTCAGGAGCTTCTGGAAGAAGTAGCTGTGTGGCGCCCGCCCTGGCGGCGAAAAAGGCCAGGGCCGGTATCAAGACCGGCTTTTGATGCTGTCGCGGCTCGGCCCCGCGACCCCAATGACCCGGCCCGTGGGGGCTGGGTCGGAATACTGCAAGAGGACACGCGCCGGTCTTAGGCGCGCATCAATGACCACCTCGGGAAAGTAGCGAGGGCTATCTGGCGTGACCGCTCTAGCAGGTACGTCTGTTTGGGAATGGGCCCGAGCAGGCGGCAATCAGGAACATCGGCCAAGCATGACCTGCTTGGTTGGTGGCGAACAGCGGTCACACCAGATGGCACAGCAACTTTTTTAACCAAAGTGCGCATATCCCGCGCCCGCCCCTCATCGGGTAAGGGAAAGCTGTGCTGTCTACCTTTTGCGCCGGCTCAGGGTGCTTCTCCTCCCTCCCTCTCATAGTTCGCCCTGAACTCGTCAAGTTTGGCGACCGGCCTTTTTTGTCATCGTGGGGTCAGCAGTAGCTGACTTTTTGCCCGCCTCGTTTCATCACGGGGCGGGCATTTTTTTGGACTTGACCATGCGAAATCAACGACTGAAACCCTACTGCGCCCGCCTTGCTGCAGCTTTCCTCTGCGCTGCTGCGGCGCTGGCCAACACAGCTTGCAGCCAAGCGTCTGCGGCAGCTGAGCCACCACTCACCCGCCCGGAGCTGGGCGCGCAGCAGGCCTGCCCCCCAGGCCATGTCGTGGATTGGATCTCCAAGTCCGAAATGCAATGCCTGAAAGAGATCTGAATCGTGTTCGCTCTCTTGAAAAAGCTCAGAAGCCTGACCTACGTCTTCTGCATTCCCCCGCTTGAAGTGCTGGTACAGCGCCAGCTGGAGGAAGCAGAGCGCGAGCTGCTGAGCGCAGAAAACGCCTTCGACCACGCCACCGCGACCGTCGATATGTACAAAGACCGCTGCCAGCGCCTGCGCCATCAGCTCACGGAAATCAAAGAATCAGGAAAGAACCAGGCGACATGACAGCGCACATTCACGCCAAAGCAATGCTTCTCTATGCCAAGGACTCCGGCCAGACCAAGCGGCCATGGTTGAAATGGCAGAAGCTGGAAGAAGACTCCACGGATTGGGTCGGCCTGGACGGGCACCCCCTCTGGCACGAGAAAACCCAGTATCGCCACAAGCCCCAGGACGCCACCATCAACGGTTTTGCATTGGCAGACACCCGCATCAGCAACCTGCTGCAAATCGGCGATATCTACTATGTGGAATCGGCGTCCGAAAAGAACTACTTTGAAGAAGTAACCTTCGACGGCAGCCTTTGGGATGATCGTGTGATCGCTCGCGGCATCGCGCACTCCACCAATGTAGGCGCTGCTGCATTCTGCCGGGCACGCCTTGGACTGAGTGCCACAGAATGAGCCAAGCCCTTGTTTTCAATGCAGGCCCGGCCGGGCCGCGCATGAGCCAAAGCCTCAACCAGGGCTGGGCCGTTGCCGCCCATGACTTCGGCTCCAACAAGCATTCCCTGATAGCCGGGTGCTTCTCCGACACCGAAGGCGGCGATGACGCTGCACGCGACAACGCCAAGTTCATCGCACAGATGTTCAATCTGCGCGAGGAAACCGGCCTGACCGGCGATCAAATCCGCACCATGCTGATGGCGGCCCCCAGGATGCAGGCCGCAATCCAAGCCGCCATCGAGTGCGGGCTCGTGCCAGAGGCAAAAGCTGGCGAGGACGGCGCGGGCCGCATCGCAGAGCAGGAGTTTGCAGCTGACCAGCTGCGCGCGGCACTGGGTATGGCTCTACACGCCAAGGAGTAGAGCTACATGGACAACCTGATGCCCCTGGCCATGATCGCTGTGGCCATCCTCTTTATGGCCATGGCCCGCAAGCCGTGAAGCCTTCTTCCGCACCCAGCCTCGGCTGGGCTTTGTTTCTCTGGCTCGGCCTCAGCACTCTCGCCACCCTGGCTGTTGCCATCCTGAGCCTCAATCCTCTTTGGACACCATGACCAGCAGCCCACCTGCCCCTTTGCCCCAAATAGATCCAGCAGCGCCGGTGATTCCGACCGGCCTCGGCCTCAACGACCTGAGCGAGGACGAATTCATGCTGCTGATCAGCCAAGGGGGAACCATCACCATCGGCCAGCTCAATGCTCGCCTGAAGTTGATCAAAGTGGACGCCACCAGCCTGGCCGCCCTGGGGATCACCCTTCGCAGAGAGCGCGGCGCCGTGCACATGGCTGCCGCAGGATTCCGCCAGCTCTGCGACAAGCTGCAGGAACATGTGGCGGATCTGAAGAGATCACAGATTTACGAATAGGCGCTACCCAGCGCGCTGACCCGCCTCTTCACTCACCCCAAACCGGCCCTGTGCCGGTTTTGTTTTGTTGCCCCAAGGATTCACCCGTGAACCAACCCAACCCTCAACCAGAATTCATGGTCAAGCTGCTGGCTGCATCATTCCTCAACAACATGATCGACACAGCGCCGCCCGAAATCAAAAAGGCGCTGCAGGAAGCCCGCGATCAAGCCCGTGCAGGAGCTGTATTCAGCAAAGAAACAGCGCAGACCACCGCTATCCCCCCGCTTGGTGACGGCGAACACTGCGCTTGCCCGGCCTGCACGCTGAAGAACATGCTCTTCCCAGAGCTGACTCGCAAGGAAATTGCATTTTCACTGCGGGTGTCAGGTCGCATCCCCATGGACGTTGCCCAGCAAGTTGGCGGCATCACTCCTGGCGGCCAGACCCGCGCAGACAGTGAACGCATCATGGCCGCCCTGCTCTTGAGCTCGGCCAGTGGCATCGACGCAGCGAGTCCCGAAGCGCAGAGCCTGCAGCAACAAGCAGTCAGCCATTTCACCAAGGGCATTCAGGCCCTCAACGGCCTGCGCGCCGCCTAAGCCAACCTTCCCAAATGGCCCGCCAAGCGCGGGCCAGCGTATTTTCGGAGCCCAGGATGCTACAGAACATGACCACCTATCGCATTGTCCCAACGTGGCAAGGCGATCTGCAGGTGCTGGAGGACGCCCTGCAAAAAACGGTGTTTGCCGAGTGCGGCGCTACCCAAGAGCGCTCTGTGGGCTGGGTTCCGCCGCGTGGAGAAGAAAACGGCCCGCTGGCTGAGAGCGTGGCAGGTCAGTGGATGCTCCGCTTTAAGAGCGAGTCCAAGCTGCTTCCCGCCAACGTGCTCAATCGCAAGGTCATCGAAAAGGCCGCAGCTATCGAGAAGGCCGAAGGCCGCAAGCCCGGCAAGAAGGAAAAGCGCGACCTCAAGGACGAGGCCAAGCTGGATCTACTGCCAATGGCCTTCACTCAGCAGGCAAGCATGTGGGTCTGGATCGACCCGCAGGCCCATACCCTGGTGCTGGATACCTGCGCGCAGGGCCGCGCCGATGAAGTGGTAACGCTGCTGGTCGCAGGCCTGCCCGGCTTTGCCCTGGCACTGCTGGACACCCAGACCAGCCCTCAGGCCGCCATGGCGCACTGGCTGATGACGCAGGAGCCGCCCGCAGGCTTTTCCATCGACCGCGCCTGCGAGCTGAGAGCCGCTGATGAATCCAAGGCCATCGTGCGCTACTCCCGCCACCCTCTGGACATTGACCAGATCCGCGAGCACGTTGAACACGGAAAGATTCCAACCCGCCTGGCCATGACCTGGGACGACCGGGTGAGCTTTGAGCTGACGGACGGCCTGCAGCTCAGGAAGATCTGCCTGCTCGACGCAGTGATGGACGGCAACAGCCAGGACGATGGCGGTTTCGATACCGATGTGGCGATTGCCACGGGCGAGCTGTCGCGCCTGATCCCCGACCTGATCGAAGCACTGGGCGGCGAGGGACGCACCGGCCTGGGCGACCTGCCCGCAGCGTTGCGGGTTCCGGCCAGCATCACTGGCCCCAAAGCCGCGCCTACGGATGGCGCCCCGGGCGAAGCCCCGTTTTAAGAAGCAAGTGAGGAAAGAACATGCTCACACCCAAGGGACAGATTCAACGAGAGGGAAGCGTCAGCTTCTGTGATGCAAGCATCAGCATCTGGGAAGAAGGCATACCCCAAGAGTGGAAAGCCAAGGTAGCTTGGGAGCTGGCTTTCAAGCGCCAAGTCTTCGCTCGCATTGTGCAGACGCTCAACCGGATCGGTTGGACATGCGAGGTGCCGGAGGATTACATCAAGCAGTACAGCCTGTCTTTTGCCCGCCAGTACCGCTTTTGTCACAAAGGCGAACTCAAGGGGTGGCTTGAACTCAGTGGCCGGGTCATCCGGTTTGAAATGTGGCAGGGAGTGAACACCCCAACTCGGCCAGACCACGGTGGCCGCTATGAATCCGACAAGGAAGGCTGCATGCCTTACCAGCTGCGCTTGGACATGGAACGAACCCGCCGCCGAATTCGGGACTATCTGTGTAATGTCTTCAGTGGCTACGTATTTGACCCAAAGAACCGCAGCCATGACCACAAACCGCTGTTCATCACTGCCATAGACCGGATCAAAGGCAAATCCGGCTCTCGGATGCAGGAGCCTGACTACTACCACAGCAAGTCGGCAGACGGTCAGCAGCTGCAAAACGGCATGCGCGTCTATTTCTACGATTACAAAGGACGCATGGGAACTGGCATTGCCTATTGCGATGGCGGTATGTGGGATCTGGTTACCGGGAAATGGGATTGGGCACGCAAGTGCAACAGCGAGTTGTACGTTCGGTGCCCTGGCAACCCACGCATCAAGAACAACGGTCGCCTGCGCCGCCAGCGCCTGGAGGACTTGATGGGCAAAGCCATCAAGGCCATGGACTTCAAGCGCGCCGAAGTGCTTAAAGGGATCTTGTGGCCGGCACCCGAGCCTCTCTATCTCATCAGGAAAGACGATGCCTATTTCCGTCCCAATTACAGCGGCTACACCACCGACACGGTACATGCCGGGAAATACACAGCCGCAGAGCTGAAGCCCTACGCCGCCGATATCGAGCGCGGCGACTTGAAGGCCATCCCCCTTGCAGCCGCATAACCGACAACCACGAAAGACCAAAAATGAGTAGCTATAAAGAACTGGTGGCCCAGCGCGAGGCCCTGGACACACGCATTGCTACTGAGTACGCCCGCCTGCGCCTCGAAGCCATCGTGACCGTCAAAGACCTGCGCGATACCTACGACCTCACTGAGGCTGACATTTTTTCGCCCGCCACCGGCGAGCGCGCCCAGCGCCAGCCCGCCAAAGTCGCCCCCAAGTACCGCGACCCGAGCACGGGCAACACATGGACTGGACGCGGCAAGCCCCCAGCTTGGATACGCGACAAAGACCGCTCCGCCTTCCAGATCATCGCGGCCCCGCTGTCCGCCAGCCAATAACGGCACACCCCATTTCAATGCCAAGCCCGCCACAGAGCGGGCTTCGTCTTTTTAGGATACACGATGAAGCGCGACGACTTCACTCTGCCGCTGGACTTTGGGCGCGAGTTGATCATTGACAACTTCGCCGGCGGAGGCGGCACCAGCAAGGGTCTTGAATGGGCCTTTGGGCGCCATGTTGACATCGCCATCAACCATGACCCCGAAGCGCTGGCCATGCATGCGATCAATCACCCATACACCAAGCATTTGTGCGAGAGCGTGTGGGAGGTTGACCCGATTGCCGTCACTGGCAATCGACCGGTGGGCCTGGTCTGGCTGTCACCGGATTGCAAGCATTTCAGCAAGGCCAAGGGCGGTACACCTGTTTCCAAGAAGATACGCGGCCTGGCTTGGGTGGGGCTGCGCTGGATCGCCAAGACCAAGCCGCGCATCATGATGCTGGAGAACGTCGAGGAGTTCCAAGACTGGGGGCCCCTGGTGGTGGATGCCAACGGCAATGCCCGACCAGATCCCAAAAAGAAGGGCCGCACCTTCAAGTCGTTTGAGCGTCAGCTCCGAGCCCACGGCTACAGCGTCGAATGGCGCGAGCTGCGCGCCTGCGATCAGGGTGCACCCACCATTCGCAAGCGCCTGTTCCTCGTTGCGCGCCGAGACGGCATACCCATCCACTGGGGCGGGCCGTCCCATGCCACACCAACGGATCACCGAGTTATTGCTGGGCTGCTTGCGCCACACCGGACTGCTGCACAGTGCATTGATTTCGACTTGCCCGCCGAAAGCATCTTCGGCCGCAAGCGCGATCTGGTGACCAATACGCTGCGTCGAGTCGCAAAGGGAGTATTTCGTCATGTGCTGAATACGACCACGCCCTTTATCGTGAACACCCGCAACGGTGAACGCGAGGGGCAAGAGCCTCGTATCCGCGATGTGGACGCCCCGTACTGGACTGTGACCGGCCAGGGATCTCAGGGCGCGCTCGCGGCTCCAGTGCTCGCCCCGTTCATCAATGAGCACGCCAATGCCAGTAATCAACGCACCATGCCGGCCGACCAGCCGCTGCGCACGGTATGCGCGCAAGTCAAGGGTGGGCACTTCTCCGTAGTTACCTCGGAGCTGCACCCACTGATCTCCGAGGATCGCGCCGCGCAGATCATCGTGCCTCTGAGAGGCACCAGCGAGCAGCACCTGGGAGCGCACAGCGTTCAAACGCCCTTGTCCACCGTTTCCGCGGGTGGCCGCCACCATGCCCTAGCTGCGGCCCACATCACCAAGTTCAACACTGGCTCTGTCGGTAGCTCGCTGAATGAGCCCTTGCCCACCGTCACGGCAGGCGGGAAACCGAAGCGCCCCAGCACGGGCATCACTATGGGGATGGTCGCAGCGCATTTGGTAGACATGGGCCACGGCGAAGGGCCTGCAGGGGGGAAGCGTTGGAGTCACGGAACGCGCAACATTGAAATGCCGTTGAACACCGTCACGGCCAGCGGCGCAACCAGTGCGTTGGCCGCCGTTTGCCTGGAGCAGGCCTATGGGGGTTTCTATGACGGGGATGGTCGCACGGCCGACGAGCCGCTTTCGACCATCACCACCAGCGGAACCCAGCAGCGCCTGATAACTGCTTGCCTTGTCAAGTATTACAGCGAAGGCGGCCAGGACAGCAGCTGCAGCCAGCCCATGCATACCGTCCCCACGAAGGCGCGCATGGCCCTGGTGCAAACCGCCAAGGTACCTGCTTCCCGCCTGGCGCCCGAGCATGCCCAGCGCGCCAAGCTGTGCGCTGACCTGCTGCGCGAGCATCTGCCCGATCAGTTCCCAGAAGCCGCTGACGTTGTGCTGATGTGGCACAGCGGCCAATGGTGGGCCCTGGTTGACATCACCCTTCGCATGCTCAAGCCCCGTGAGCTCGCCCGAGCCCAAGGGTTTCCCGACAGCTACCAGATTGAAGAGATCCCAGACCCGGCGATCTTGTTCAAGGATGGTGTGCAGGCTGTAGACGATCCACGGGACATCCCGCGCATCAAGCTCAGCACCACCGCCCAGGTGCGAATGATCGGCAACAGCGTCAGCCCGTATATGGCAGCGGCGCTGGCAAGGTGGAATTTTCAACACGAAGCTCGGATGTATGCCTGAGCCAAGAGAGCCATGAACCCAGCCCGCCGCCGCGCGGGCTTCACTCATTTTGGGAGCCAATATGCAAGACAAGACCCCCCCGTCTCACAATTCCCTTAGCCATATGCCGCCGCAGGGATATTTCGACGAGCAAGAGGCCATGGCCAAGCTTGTCCCTATCGCGGACGAGTTGGTTGCACTGGTTCAAAAAGTGCGAGCCCCGCAATGCCTGCACCAGATTCAGGAGCCAGCCGCAGCAGAACAAGCCGCATGGCATGCAGGCCTGGACGAAGGCCGGGCACAGGAAGCGCCCGCAGCCGTGGCAGTGCCTACCCAGGCGCTAACTGGCGAAGCGCGTGCAGAAAAGATCAGGGGACTTGCTCCAATTCGCGCCAAGCTGTCCGCAGCAGCAGACGTGGCAGTGCCTGATGGGTGGCACGCGCCTGGATTGGGAGAAGTGCATAACGAAGATCACACGCAGATGATCTATTGCGCAGACGGCGATGGCGTTGCCTCTGATGACCTCGCCAGAAAAGTCCGCGCCGCGCTTGCCGCCACCCCGGCACCAGATGCGCAAGTGCCCCAAGGGTCCTACGTTTCAACTTCAGGGGAGCTGAAACCGGACGTTTCTGTCTATTCCACCCCAGCAGCCGTGCCAGTGGTGCTGCCTGAGCCTGATGCAGTCATCAGCGAACTGATGGGGCTAGTGGATGAATGGGGCATGGAATCCCATTTGCGCGGAGCGGCAGAGCTAGACGCTCAACACTCTGAAGCAACTCAAGAGGAAATTGATTGCGCAAAAGACAGGGCCTCGAAAGAGCGCGCCGCATGGAAAGCCATCGAATCCAAGCTGCGCGCCCTGCTGGCCCAGGCCGCAACTGCAGCAGCACCATCGCACCCCGCAGAGGGAGTGCCGGCAGTGGAGCAAGGCGAAGTGCTTGTGACCGTTTCAGGTTTCACAGGCTCCGGCAAGAGCGCGATTGCAGGGGAAATCGAAATCCTGTGTCGCGCGCTCGGCCTGCAAGTCGAATGGCCCGATGGCGACTCTGAAAAGAACATGACGCATGCCGACTGGACTGAAGCGCTGGAGCTGTACAAGCCGCGCGTCCGCATCGTTGAGTGCAGCGTACCTCACCCATTTGTGAAAGGCCAAGATAAATGAACGTCCAGATACCAGTGAAATGGCTGCAAGAGCTACTGGCTCTCTGTAGCCCAGAGGATCACGAGTTGCGCGAGCGCGTCATGGCGTCAATAACAGCTATGAATGAGCAGGCAGCCAGGCCAGTGGTGACACCAGAGCCTGATGCGGCCATCAAGGAAGTAATGGAGCTGGTAGGGACGGCAATGGACTCCGCAATGAAAGCTGGAGAGCTACTGCTTGATTCGCATGAAAAGTTTAATGCTCAGTTTGCATCAGCAAAAAGCCTGAAGAATTCCATTGAATCCAAGCTGCGCGCCCTGCTGGCTGCTGGTGGAGAGGCGCAGGCTGCTCCGGCGTTCTACGCGGCGCTGGGAAGCAATGGTTGCGCGCTGCCCCAATACTCTGCAGGCACCGAAGAAGGCGTGATTCTCAATGTCTTGAGCGTGGCGCGCAATGAGGGCTACACGGGATCGGGGCTTGATCGCTTGATTGAGCTTGGCTGGGTTGTTCGCCCTGTTTACACCCGCCCTACCCCAGCGACTGCTGATTCGCTGGCTACTGCTACCGGACTTCCCGCGCAGGCGGTGCTTGATTACCCATGGCGTGACCGTCTACTGGATGGGCGGGAGCTGGTACGCGATCAGCAGGGCTTTGCCGAGCATCCCGAGCTTCCGCTGCTGGATGAAGGCATGAAGCCGCGCGCATTCTTCGCCGCCCTGGGTGTAGAGATGAAGCACACCATGGCCGAGGACGATCTGACCATGGACGAATACGACGCCATGAACGACGCTGAGAACTGGAGCGCCTGGACACCACGGCCGCCCATCGGTGATGGCTGGAATCTCGTCGCCATATTCGACACTGAGGATGGGCCGGCAGCATGGTGGGCACGCGCTCAGGAGACTACGCCCCCTGCTGCCCAGGATGCACGCGAGTTCTGGGGTGTGATCGCCCCTTGCGGAGAAGGCGTGTTCTTCAGAAACGAGGCAGATGCTCGATGGACGCAGACCGGGCACGGGTCTGGCTCTGACGGCTTTGGGGTGCCAACCATCGGAGAGGCATTCCGCGAGAGCTATGAGGATGATGCGCTCGACCTTGTTCGCGTTCACATCATTGCTGCCCCGGAAGCGAAGGAAGAGCAGCAGTCATGAGCGGAATGTATCTGTATTGCCAAAACACGGACTGCGGCACTTACTTGGGAAGCCTTGGGGGTGATGAGTGCAATGTGTGCGGATGGACGAACTCAGAACCTGCTCCTGATGCTGATGACGAACAAACACAGCGCACCGCCCAGGCAGCGCAGGAGAGTGAATCATGAGCCGCAGTGGATACACCGACGACTACGACGAAGACGGAACGGGTGGCCTCTGGCGCGGGGCTGTAGCACGCGCTATCAAAGGGAAACGCGGGCAAGCGGCCTTGCGCGAAACCCTTGCAGCACTGGAGTCCATGCCACAGAAGGTGCTGATTGGCGAATCTCTGGTTACGGCTGACGGGGAGTTCTGCACGCTCGGGGCTCTCGGCTCTGCCAGAGGCCTGGACATGCGTGCTGTAGACCCAGATGACTGGGACGCCGTGGCCGCGCTATTCGACATCGCACCAGCAATGGTGCGCGAGATTGTCTACGAGAACGACGAAGGCACCGACACTCACGAATGGATCGACGTAGTGATCTGCGGGCCAATGCCGCCGTACCACTTCCCGCCCTACGGACACAAGACGCATGAGCGCTCTGTGCGGGTGAGGATTGACCCACTGATCATCGCCAAACAGCGCTGGTTGCACATGCACAGCTGGGTAACGAAGCATCTGCCAGCAGCCACGGACGGAGCGCAGCATGGCTAAACGACTCGCGGGCAAACGCTGGTTTGAGGCCATGGGCCGGCGCGCGCGATCCCAAGGCAAGGCCATGTGGCTGGGTCAAGACCGAGAGCAATGGCCGCTTTGGGCGAAGCACGCCTACATGGCTGGCTACATCGACCAATGGGACAGCGGCATCAAAGCAGTACATCGCGCCCAAGCGCTTCAGTCCAGCGGCTGAGCGAGGGCAATGCCATCGCCTGACTTATCCACGTTCGCCAGCTCATTCCTGTGCTCACACCCCGGGCACAGGAAGTAGCAGCCGTGCGCATCCACTTCTGGATCAACGGCGCTAAACATTACAAGCAAGCCGCAGTGTTTGCATTTCCACATATGACCTCCCGGCCAAAAACGGGAAAACAGGATAGCACCATGACAAAGCGCAAGCGCTATTTTGAGGCGCGCAGCAATGAAGGCATATCGTGCCTGGCACTGTGCATCGGCTATGACGCCAGCACTGACGTGATCGCGTCATGGGATGTGACCAAACGCCAAGAATTTGAGATCTACGCGGAGCGTGTGTCTCTCAAAGCTTCCGATAACCCAGTGCAAGTACCGCCCCGGCCATCATGGCTCCCAGATCCGTGGCAGGGAGCCGATGACGATTGGGGCAAAGGCCCAACCATCATCCACGACCAGGCAGCGCATGGGGGTGAAGCGTGAGCGCCCTTCAAATTCAGCAAGAGCGTGAACGAGCCGACTTGCAAAACCACAAGGAGCGCGTCGAGTGGCTTAGCGCCCCCTCTCCCAAGTGGTCGTGTGGGACGCCGGTAGATGTCTACATGCACCGAACCTTGCTCACTCAAAGCAAGGATGCAATCAGGTTCTATGAGCCGCGCGTAGCACAACGCGCTATCGAGCTGGCCGCCAAGGCAGCGCAAGGGGGCCAGCATGGCAGCCGCTAAAGGAATAGACCTGTCAAAGCTGGTGGACTACACCGAGGTCGAAGACGGGCCTTGGTGGCGTGCTGGATCTGGTGATTCCCGATTCGGCCAAGTTGGCCAGCAAATAGGAGTCGTCAGTCTGAAGCATGCCAGCGGCTACGCAATCGTTATGCAGATGCAGAGCGGGAAGATCGAAACTTTCCGCCCCATGCAACTGTTTCCGTATGCAGCTCAAGTGGGTGAATGATGCGCGAATGGTTCAAACGATTCTGGGCACAGTTCCACAGCTGGACATACCGCAACCCTCACGACCGCACATGCACCCAATGCGGGCTGAAACAAAACCGCTTTGCCATGAAATACGGCGACACCGGCTGGTGGGAAGACATGAACTATGGACGCCCGGCGCCGTGCAACGCCCAGGCAGCAGCTAAGGAAGGAGCGCAGCATGGCAATGGAATATGACCACCACCGCGTCAGCCCCGAAGGGCGCGCTATTGGAGCTCAGCTGGTGGGCTTGGTTGAACCTGTCATCAAGCACCTCGAAGCCCACGGCGATTCTGACGAGCGCTGCAAGTCCTGCGCCTTTCGCGCAGGCACGGTGCCCAACGGCTGCCTGCAGACCATGATGGATGCAGTCAAAGCCATGTCTGAGCAAAAGCCGTTTTATTGCCATGTCGAGCGCTACGCAGACGGGTCAAACAAGCTGTGCGCAGGATGGCTTGCCACCCAATGGGGTGCAGCAGACCATGAGCCGGTGGCCTGCTCCTGGGAGTTCTCCCCTCCCGATGAGCCGGAGCCGGCAGCACCGGACAAACAGGGGCAGAAAGAGCAAAGCAATGGCTGAGCCAGTGCCTTGGCCCCGCGCCGATCCGGTCGCACTGTCCGAATTTGATCCTGCATCAAAGGTTTGCACTCATAACTGCGGGCAATCCATAGGAGACCCGCGATCCCAAAAAGAATGCCTGTATCTCTGCGACCTTTGCGGTGATGCAGGGAAGGAGAAGAGCAAGTGACGCGCCCTCAGAGAGTTGTCGTTATCGGAGGCGGAAGGCATGCACGACTGGTGGCGCAAGCGTTGCTCGCTGCCAGCGTACCAGTCGTGGCAGCGGATTCCCACCGCGAAGTTCAAAGGCTGAAACATGAGCCCTCCCCTGGGCCAGAGCCCAAACCTTCCCCATGGGACACGGGCAGTCGCAGGCGCGCCCAGTGGAAAGACGAAACCAGCAAGCGCGGCCGTAGCCGCTGAGAAAGCACGCAATGAGCAAGCAATTTGAACAGATCATGGAACTGGTTCGCATGCATGGCGCGGCGTGGTATGCGAGTGGATGCCATCAGAGCACGCCTAGCGAAGCCTCTCGATACGAGGCCATCGCCGTGGGGCGCCGCGCCGAGATTGAGGCAGCGCTACTGGAACCCGAGTGCAGCGCAACCTTGACCGACGAGCAGATCGATGCGGTGTTCAATCAAATGCCCGATGGCGCGAGCGGCTTTCTGAAGTCCTGGGGCTATCGGCAGTTTGCCCGCCTGCTGCTCTCCACCGCCCAAGCACGACCATCACAGATCGAATCTGACCCAACGACTGGCAATTGGATCTGCGCAGAAGACGTACACCGCCTGGTGCGAGGCATTGACGTAGCACTGAACGGCGAGCACGGAGCTGCCAAGCAGGCCATGCTGTGCGACATCGCCGGCCTGCTGGAGAACGAACGCAGAAAGCGCGGCGGGCTGCCGCTGCTTGAGCTTCTGGATGAAGAAAAAGGCGCGGAAAAGCTGGGAAAGGTTGCACAAGCGGTTCGTGATTTCCATTACACCATGGACACGCGCCAGCATGGCACCGTTGCAGCAGGCAGAGCCCTTGACGCGGTGCAGGCAGCTTTGGGCATGAATTGGGTGCTCGGCGCAGAGGCTGCCCGGCGCGCCTCGGAAACGCATGACGGCAGCTGATTTCAGTCGGCAAACCGGGCTGACAACCCGGCAGATGTTGAAAGCCCCTGCCGCTGCCATCTTCGTCTGGTGCACCAATAGCACCTACTACCCGGCCTCCCTGGCTCAGCACATAGGACGGAATGACCTGAGAGTCGTACCGCGCTTGCAGCTATGTCGGCTTGATGAAGTCGCTTGGCGGAAGCAGAAGCTCGTAATTGACCACGCCCTGGGCTCTGTTCATAGACTCACCCGCTCTGAACTGGAAGCCATAGGAATGATCAGGCATTTCAATCAGCTGGTAGAGGCGGAGCAACCATGAGTTACTGGCATTGCCCCAACTGCGGAGGGATACCCGGGGTTACGGCTTGCTGCAGCAGCGCACCAGCGCCAGCTGCGATCCCCGACCCTGCGCCACCCTCTGCCAAAGTCATCCAGCTTGACGACCACCGGCCCCACCTGACCTTCACCACCCACGCGGATAAGGTTCATGTGATCCCTGTTTCCTTCTTTATGGATGCAGCCAGAGGCAAGCAACCCATAGATAACCTGGGTGAGCACCGCGACGCCATTCTGCGCGTTGTGCTGGGCGAATGGCTTTCAATGCTTGGCGTGGCCACAGCGGAGCAACTGCTCACAAAGGATGCCGAACCATGCCCGGACGAGTCCTAAACCGCCTGAAGCTGGCGGCCCAGTGCAGCCTGGCTGTGTGCGTGACGCTGGGTGCATTCGGCATGCCAGACACGGACAAACGCAAGTTGCCACTCACCGCCTATGGCGCAATCCTGCTGCATGCAGGCATCACAAGAAGCAAGAGAAATCCCAATGAGCAAGCGAGCCAGAACCCAGCGTGACAAGCGCGCCGAGGCGGATGCGATCAACCAATCCAGCCACGACGCCGAGGACGACCAAGACAGTGACTTCTGGCGCGAAATCGAAGACCAGCACAGCCCGCAGCAAAGCGGGCTTTCTTTTTACGGAAATTGAAAGCATGCACCAGACCTGCACTGCACACCAAGCTATCCAGTGGACGGGCACCGACACCCAGCCGCCCGAACCCATGGACTACCTCTGCGCCGTCGAAACCGACGAAGGCGAGCAGACGCACACGCTGCACTGGGACGGCAAGAACTGGATTCACGAAGGGGAGCCGACTTTCAGCAAGTCCTACCTCTTCTCCCCCTATGCCTGGGCCAAGGCCATCAAGCCACCGCCCCGCAACCTCTTCCCCGAATAAGGTGAACTTATGTCACGACGCTTTGGGCGCAATCAGCGCCGCCGTGCCCGTGAGGCTTTGACAGCAGCGCAAGCTGCGCGTACCTCTATTGCCGGGCAACTCAGTCAGCGAAACGCCCTCATTGCTGAGTTGCAGAACCAACTTGAAGACGTTGCCCAAATTCTCGGAACGAACTTTCTGGGTCTTCGCGCCAAACTTCGGCAAATTTCGGTAGGCGCCCAAGATCAGGTGAGCTTCCAAGCTGCCAGCGACTGGGGCCGCAAGTTTCACACCATGCAAATCCTTGGAGTGGACAGTAGCGAATCCTGGCACCGGAATGCAATTCACCTGAAAGTCAGACTCGCAAGCGGGATCGTTGTGTACTCACTCTCAGACACAGCACTCCATCAGGCTCCTGCTGAGTTTCTGGCGCGCGCAATTGCGCAAGAAATGGCCCCTGCCCTGGTGCGCGAACTACGCCGCCACGGAATCAGCTAACTAAACGCACTCAAGCCCCGAACACCGGGGCTTTTCTTTTGGAGGGCCTGATGGCCGAAAACACCAAGATCGAGTGGACAGACCACACGTTCAATCCATTCATTGGCTGCACCAAAGTATCCCCAGGCTGCGACAACTGCTACGCCGAAAACCTCATGGATACCCGCATGGGGAAGGTCGTATGGGGGCCGAAGGGCGAGCGCGTTCTCACCAGCCCTGCGAACTGGAACAAGCCGCTGAAATGGAATGCCAATCACGCCGCGTTCTTCGCAGAGCACGACCGCCGTCAGCGCGTGTTCTGCGCGTCTCTGGCCGATGTGTTCGACAACGCGGTAAACCCGAGCTGGCGCATTGACCTGTTCGGCCTGATTCTGAAAACGCCACACCTAGATTGGCTGCTGCTGACCAAGCGCATAGGCAACGTGAAGCCCATGCTTGACGAGATGGCCCACGGCAATGACCCAGACCTGAGCCTGCTGGACATGATGCCGCTGCCCAATGTCTGGATCGGGGCCACGGTGGTGAATCAGGAAGAGGCAGACCGGGACATTCCCAAGCTGCTGGCCGTTCCTGCCAAGGTGCGCTTCCTGAGCATGGAGCCACTACTTGGCCCGGTGAACTTGGAGCAAGCGTGCGATTTGGCTGAGGCCCAAGTCTGCAAGGGGACATGGCGGGACATGGCCGACCCAATCAAATGCGCAGCAGCACTTCGCCGTGGAAGTGTGGCTTTGCTGGACTGGGTGATCGTCGGTGGCGAGTCCGGGCCTGGCGCGCGCCCCATGCACCCCGACTGGGCGCGCTCCCTGCGTGATCAGTGCCAGGACGCCGGCACGGACTTTCTGTTCAAACAGTGGGGCGAGTGGCTTCCAGGTCAAAACGAGGCCCACCCTGCAGATGGTCGAAAAGTCGCACACCACCAAGACGGTCGCTGGGGCCCCACCCAAACAAAGATCAGAGACAGCAACTACGTGACATGGGATGAGGATGGCGTCCTGCATCACGGCAGCCTCATGCAGGCGCCAAGCAGTGTCCGTGCCGATGCCTGGGCAGAGCGTGTCGGCAAGAAAGCCGCTGGTCGCCTGCTCGACGGCCGCACCTGGGACGGAATCCCTCAAACCTGACATGCAACCCCGCCACCGCGCGGGGTTCACTTTTTGGAGACTCGCATGACATGCGTTCACATGAACTTCTCGGCATCGGTTGGGGTCGCTCGCTTGGAGGACAAGCCAGGCGGTGCCATCACTGGCTTCAATGCCGAAATCCGCATCCAGTGCGCTGACTGCGGCAAGAAATTCCAGTTTCTCGGACTGGAGCCAGGCTATGACTCCCAAGGCGCACGCTGCTCGCTGGATGGCTTGGAAGCAAATATTGGCATCTGCCCAGAAGGCACTCGCCCGAATCATCTACAGCGAATGGCATACGGCATTACAGGCAGTCTGTCTTGACCACCAGCGCCAGCACGGTAGGCCTGCCAGAAGACAAAGCCTACCTGAGCCACCACTTCAGCTGCTCTCAGTGCTGCGCTGCCGGCCTATCCGGCGGTCAGCAACAGCGCTGCACCGAAGGCCTGCGCCTTTGGAACCTCTATTTGCGGGCCGCCGCTGCCCACCTCCGAAAGAAGTAACCGTGGACACCCTTCTCAAATTCATCATTTACTGGGACATCGCCATGTGGACGCTTGGCGCCCTGGTCACGACCGGCGCGCTGGCCTGGGCTGCCATGGCGCTCTATCACAAGCTTTTCAGAGGCTGGGGCAAGAAAGTCTGTGGCGACTTCCGCTTTCACCTGTGGCTGTACCAGGCCATGCGTGCGTGGGAGCGACAAGGAAACCAGCGCCCGGGCGGCCCCACCATGACAGAGCGCCAGAAGCTCGAAACCTGCGCCCGAGAGCTGATCGCCTATGCCGAAGAACAAGGCTATGTCCTGACCATCAACACCGAGCCCCAGCCGCTGCAGCCTCTGGCCATGGGCAACAGCTTCATGGTCTTTGAAGTACGCGAGTCGCGCGAGCGGTATCAGAAAGGCGGTGCAGCATGAGAATGGCAAAACCTTCAGCGCGCGACATCGATGCAGCCGACGAACTGCACTGGGTTCTGAGCTCCATTGACGGCCGCTTTGGTGGCCCATGGGAGACGGAAGGGCCTCGCAGTTTGCGCGCCCTTCTGGAACCTGAAGACGAGGATGGCGAATGGACTAGCTTCGACGCAGACGAACCGAGCCACCTGCAAGCGCTCTACAACAGCCTCGCCAAGCTGCTGCGCAAGACCCCCAATTTCTATGGTCGCGTGCTAGGTGGCATGTGCCATGTCATCTGTTATGCCCGCAACGAGATCCTCGATCCGTCGCTGGACTATTTGGAGCTCCACCCTGATCTGGTTGCAGGGCTGCGTCTGCTGGAAGCCCAGCGCGCGGACTTCCTGCCCGGCCTGGAACGCAATGCCCGCGCTGCCGTGGCCGAAGCCGTCGAGGCGGCGGCGGCCCGTCACCTGTCCGAAATGAAGGAGCGTTGGCAAGCATGAACCAGACAAAAACACTGGCACAAGGCGCTGACCTGACCCCCGAGACTTGGGCCGACTTCGTTGCTCGCCTGCGGCATGACTGCGTGGGTGAAGGCGTGCGCGACCACTACACAGCAGACGCTGTGTTTCTGGTACAGCAAGCCGTGGAGCATTTGGTTCCAGAGGGCTATGGCGGTGATCCTGTGATCTTTGACGGCTGTGAGCATTCGGAGCCAGTTTCTGAATTCTTTGAGAGCTGCTGCGAGGAGACCAAGGCCAAGCTCAATGAAGCCTGCGATGGCTCCTTTGTGGACGCTGACGAGTACGACCAAGAGCAAGCCCTGAAAGAGCACCTTCCCGATTACTCGCTGCTGTACGTCACGACCCGTTGGGAAACATTGAATCAGCACTTCACCATGGATGCTGCCGAGGCTTTCATCAAGCGCAAGAAGCACGACTACCGCAAAGGCCTGCGCGTCTATGTGGACGCCAGCACCTATAGCTGGGAGCTGAACGCCATCAAGGCCGCGATCCTGAGCGGGCGTCTCGGCCTGCTCCCAGAAACCGAGATTCAAGGAGGCGTCCCATGCAACTGAGCCTTTTCGGAGTGCTCAATACCTATGAAACAGGCGCTCAAGTCAACGCTCAAGCCTACGAGCGCTTGGGTCGTGACTTGGGAATCAAGCCCGAGGCCTGGGCCGAGCGGCAACCGGTAGGTACTGCGGGTCAGCCGCACAGCCCTCTCAAGCGCCGGGTTCGCTGGTATCAGCAGACCCTCAAGCGCCTGGGCCTGCTGGAGCCGGTGGCGGGCAGGCGTGGCCACTGGCAAGCCACGGCCGCAGGCCGGCGCACCATCGAGCAGCGCCAGCAGGATCTGGAGCCAGCTGCGCCGGGCCTGGTGCAACTGGGATTCAGCACGGAGTTGGGCATGGCCTTGTGGGCAGACTGCAAGGACGCATTCAGCCGCCTCGATGAACCCGTGCATCTGGTGCTGACAAGCCCGCCCTACCCGCTGGCGCGCCAGCGCGACTACGGCGGCCCGCAACGGCATGAGTATGTGGATTGGCTTTGCGCCTGCCTGGAGCCGCTTGTGGCGCGCATGGCGCCCGGGGCGAGCCTGTTCCTGAATCTGTCGAATGACATATTTGAGTCCGGCTCCCCTGCCCGCTCTCTATATAGGGAAAAGCTTGTGCTGGCGCTGCATGAACGGCTTGGGCTTTTCAAGATGGACGAATGGTGCTGGCATAACCCGTCCAAGGCGCCCGGCCCTATCCAGTGGGCCAGCCTGCGCCGTATGCAGCTCAATGCGAGCTGGGAGCCGATCTACTTTTTCACGAACGACCCCAAGGCCTGCTTTGCGGATAACCGGCGCGTCTTGCGCCCTCACAGCGAGCGCCATGCGCGCCTGATCGCTGCCGGTGGCGCCAAGACGGCTGCAGTGTTCGCCGATGGATCCAACCGCCGCCGAGTGGGGGCCTTTGGCACCCCGACAGCGGGCGCTATCCCTCGAAACGTCCTCACCCTGCGCCACAACTGCCCCAGTCAAAGCGAGCTGCGCGCCTGGGCCAAGGCCGAGGGGATCCCGATACATGGGGCAACGATGCCCCTGGAGCTGGCAGAGCAAGTAGTGCGCTTCGCATCAGAGCCAGGCCAGCTGGTGGCCGATCCCTTCGGCGGATGGTGCACGACCGCCCTAGCCGCCGAGCGCAACGCGCGCCGCTGGGTGATCACCGAACGCATGCGCGCATACCTGTACGCAGCGCAATGGAGGCTGGAGCTCTCTTCCCAACCGTCTGCCCATTCAAAGGGCTGAGTCCGTCAATCAACAAAGGCCGGGCCTCGGCAAGGAAGCTGAGGCCTGCAAATAGCAATGACAGCAAGCAACCCGAGCAAACCTCTCCCCAGCGCCAGCCTGATTGACAAAGTCCTGCGATGGATCTCCCGAATCACCCAGCCCCAGATGCAGCAGAGCCAGGCCGAGCTGACCCAAGCGCGGGCTGACATCGAACGCCTGAACGTAGAGCTGGACGACCTGCAGGTCACCGTGGAAAGCAAAGACCGTCAGCTGCGCGCTTCGGCCGAGGCGCTGGCCCTGGCCAACAGCGACGCCGCCCGCAGTCGCCGGCTGGCCAGCCAGCTTCAAACCACCATCAACAACGAGCGCCGCTTTTCCAAGCAAATGGGTACCGAACTGGCAGCGGCGCGCAAAAAAGCCAAGCGCCGCTAACGCCCAGCTCAGCGCCACACAGCCCGCCTTAGAGCGGGCTTCACTTTTTCAGGAGCACCGATGCAAACCGAAGTCACCAACCAGATACAGGAGCCCCCCCCGGTGCAGCCGGCTCAGCCCATTGCCTGGCCGAAAGATGCCAAGGATGTTCGAGACTTCTTCCATGCCGACTTCATCACGGCACAGTTTGCTGCTGCAGACCAGACCCCGTGCGATGAAGACCGGTATCTGATCAGTGCCCATGACTTTCTGAGCGCTGTGAACTGGTGGGCAAACTTCCCACATGTCTCTCGTCCCCCCCAGACAGCGCCACTGCCGCTGCTGATGCGCGACATTGCCCGCGACCATGGAATCACAGCCTTTGAGGCATGCCAAGCTCTCAAGGATCTGGGCAATTTCAGTGTGAACACTGCTGTCACGGCGGAAATGGCCGCGAAGCTGCGCGAACTATTCCCCGCGCCCCAGGCTGCGCCCGCAGCCGTGGCAGTGCAATTGGACGCAAATGGTATTGCGCCATGCCCGTTATGCGGGAGCGAATCGAAGCATGTGAAGGCAGATGTCGGTGGGCACCGCATCTTGTGCTGGAACGATGACTGCGAATGTTCTAGCGGATACTTCTGCAGCAAAGAAGAAGCGATCACGTCGTGGAACACCCGCGCCGCGCTTGCCGCCACCCCAGCGATGGCTATCAACCCCGAAGAATGCGCTCAAGAGGTTTTCAAGAATGGCGTGTCCGTTGGGCTGTTCGACATTCCAAAGGAGACTGCAAATGCGATATGCGCCGGCATTTCCTCGGCAACTAGCGCGCGCGTGGACTGGCACTACATCGCTGGCCGTGTCCATATCAAAGCGCTTGCCGCCACCCCGGCAGCCGCGCCTGTTGCACTGACCATTCCACAGCCATTCGGATATGTCGTAACCACGCCGGCCGGAGCGGATCTTTTCTATCGGCACCCGGCAGACCTCGCTATCCACAATGATCACCGTGCCGAGACTGTCTACACGCTGCCAGCGGTTCTAGCAGCCGCGCCAGTGGTGCTGCCTGAGCCTGATGCAGTCATCAGCGAAGTGATGGGGCTGGTGGAGAGCTATGCAGATGCTGTGGCGTCTGATATGGAACTTCAATATGAGGCATTGGAAATATCCATCAAATCCAAGCTGCGCGCCCTGCTGGCCGGAGTATCTGCACCGGCAGGCTTTGTGCCAGTGGCAGCTTATGACCGGCTACAGGCTCTCTGCGATTCTCAAGCCGAGCGCATTCTGGCCGCTGAGGATGCGGAGCCTGTGCACTGGCTTGCGGTTCTCGATCCTGAGCAGGTGCCGCACCAGCTCAAGACCAGCATGCATGCCGTTGGCTTCCGCAACCAGCGGTCGGCAGAGTCGTGGATTGCCGAAAGGCTGGATTTCGATGGATGGCGCTACCGCCTGGAGCCCCTGTATGCAGCACCCCAGGCGCAGGCAGACGCGCGGGATGCAGAGCGCTATCGCTTGCTGCGCAATGAGCATGAGGGGGAAGCGGAATCGCTGTGCGTATTCGGCCCCAATGACATGCGGGAGTGCTTGGTTCCGATAGGTAGCTTGCCTGGAGAACTGGATGCGTTCATAGACGCCGCTATTGCGGCAGCAAAGGGGAAGTGATGACCAAGAACAAAGATTTGTTGCCCTGCCCATTCTGCAATGGTCAGCCCAGCTTTTCAGCGGCCGAGTGGAAGGATGAGAACCGATATGTCGGGATGTCGCTGGAATGCTGCGCCACGATTAGCAAGGGCATCGGGTGGCGGATGGCGAGGGACATGACGGCAGATCAGCACACGGTCGAGCTGCAGCGAAAACTTGCTGAGAGCTGGAATAACCGCCCCCAAGCGCAGGCAGACGCGCGGGCTGCCGAGCTGCTGGGCTTTCTCCAAGACCAGTGCATTGACCTGCGCTGCTTCACTACCAGCGATGGGGAGGATGTGGGCTGGCGAACAGTGCAGCACCACATGAGCGAGCCGCGTGAGCGCGTGGTTTCGGAGGTCTACGGCGATAAACCACGGCGTGCGATTCGTGAGGCCATGGCTCGCATCGAGCGCGACCCGTACTGCACCGGTCCGCTGCATTTGGAAGATGACGCCGCTATCGCGGCAGCAAAGGGGGAAGGTCAATGAGCAAAGCAAATTTCACACGCGGGCCTTGGCAATTCAGGAGTGAGAGCGGCTATTGCTCCCAGATAGATAGTGCGGATGGCTCCGTTATCTGCTGCTTTGATGAAGACCCAAAGCCAGAAGATGCCTGCTTGATGGAGTCCGCACCAGACTTGTTTGCGGCGCTGGAAGAAAGCCAGGCCCTGCTGGCGGCAATGCTGCATGAGCGTCGGCCAAGGCAGGAGATTGAGGCCCAAATGCATCAGAACCGATCCGCCATCAATAAAGCACAGCGCGCCGCCCAGGCAGCGCAAGGGGGTGAGTGATGTTCTTCGACTTGCCCTCCGACAAAACATGCATCCATCCGCTGCACAACCCACCGACTGGCCTCTACATCCCTCCAGGAAAGGGATACCGCCATGTCTGCCCCGGCTGCAAGACGGTCAGAGAGTTAATCCCGCTCTCCTACTCCCTGATGCACAGCTCTCCGGCATGCGCGCTGTTCGCCACGCCGGCCAGCGCCAGCCAAGCAGAAAAGGAAGGTTGAAATGGCCAGTCAGCCCGAACTGCCCTTCTTCGGACGGCAAGACCTGGCCCAGTTCAATGTTCCGCACTACGGCCGAGACATCACCTATGGCGATGTCTCTCGATACCTGCGGCACCTCTGGCGCTTTGGCGACAAAGCCAAGGCTGCTGAGCTGGCGAAGGTCGCTGGCTCTGTTTTCAACAGTCCGAACTGGGCCCTGCGCTACCCGGAGCCAGCCCCTCCAGATCTGGATACACCCTCATGAGCACCCTAGTTCTGCCCCTCAAACGAGAGTATTTCGAGCAGATCCGCGCCGGCACCAAGCCCGAGGAATACCGCCTCGACAACCCCTACTGGCGCAAACGCCTGGAAGGGCGGCACTACGACAGCATCGAGCTGAGGCTGGGCTACCCCAAAGCAGCCGACGCTGCCTGCCGCATACGGCTCCCCTGGCGCGGCTACACCATGAAAACCATTCAACACCCTCACTTTGGCCCCGACCCAGTGAGGGTGTTTGCTATTTATGTGGGAGCACCCAAACCATGAAGAAATGCACGCTCGGCCCACGCCATCAATGGAAGTGGCTGAAGAACGCAACCAACTCGCAAGTAGGCGGCAGAGGCAGCAGCTTCTCGCTGCGAGGGGTCTACCGCTGTGACTGCGGCGCGAAAAAGGTGGACTCCCCCAACCTCAATGGCAACGAGCCGAACCCTTTGAACGACCTTGTGGCCGCGCTGGCCGGAAAGCCTACGGCATGAGCTTGATCTTTGGCCTGGACTACGACAACACCTTTACTGCAGACCCTCCCCTCTGGCGCCAGTTCATCAGCGATGCCGAGCGCCGTGGCCACACCGTCGTATGCGTTACGGCCCGCCGTGCGCCCCCGGACTTCTCGCGCGAGCCGGCTTTGCCCCAAAGCGTAAGGGTCGTTTGCTCAGGCCCTGACTACAAGAGAGACGCCGCGCAGCGGGCCGGCTACAGCGTAAACATCTGGATTGACGACATGCCAGGCGTCATCGAGCCCAGCCGCATCCTCAACTTTGACTGAGTAAACCATGACCACACATTCAGCGGCCAGCGCGGCAATCAAGACGCTGCAGGCACTGGGCTACACCCACTCCGGGGGCGAGCTTTGGAAACCGCCCATCGGCCAAGCCCCGAACTTCGACCTGATCGACAACCTGCGCACCCGAATTGCACGGCTTGAGGCAGAGCTGGTTACAGAAGCTGGACGCACAGCCCAGCAAAAACTGCGCGCCGACCAGATGACCGAGCAACACCGCATGCAAGCCGCCATGAACTCAGAAGCGCGTAAGGCTCTCGTCGAAGAAACCGAGGCCACCGACGCCTGGCGCCAGCTGGCGCTGCAGTTCGACGGCCACCGAATGCAGGCACTCGGCTATTTGAAGGCCCTGCTGAGAGGTGACAAGGACATGGAGACTGGCGCTCGCGGGTTCATTGCGTCGCAGCCCATACCGGGACAACGGGTGCTGGCAGAGCGTCTCGCTGCCATTGCCTGGAAGCCGGCTCCCCACGGGTGGAAGCTGGTTCCAGTGGAGCCGACGCGGGAAATGATGGACGCTTACGTGAATCAGGATGGACGTTTCCACAGCGCAAGGTCGGACTGGGTGGCAATGCTCGCGGCCTCTCCAACACCTCCGGGACTGAAGCGCGAGCCACTGACGGATGAGCAGATCAGCGGCTTGAACCTGCAAGCCTGGAAGGGCGGAGGAAACGTAACGCTTAAATTCGCCCGCGACATCGAGACTGCCCACGGAATTCGATGCTGGTGTTCCACCTGCCGGCCCATCACCTTGCAAGACATGCGATTCGTGGTCTGCCCGGTGTGCGGAAACAAGCGCTGCCCTCGCGCCCATAACCACGAGTTGACCTGTACTGGTAGCAATGCCGTTGGCCAGCCCGGCTCCAGCTGGGAGCATGTAAAGCCCATCAGCCAGGAGAAGCTGGGATGACAACCGACGCAATCGAATACAACCCAAGGCTGCTCCGGGGTAGCTGGTGCGAGGAAGACATTGAGTACCTGCTGCGCAATGCCGGCCGAATCGCCGTCTCCAACATTGCTACGGCACTCGGCAAAGGCCCGGAAGCCGTCCGCAAGAAGATCCGCGGGCTTGGACTGAATCCCGAATCCGGCGGGCTCCCCGAAGCGCTTGATGACCTGCAGTACATCCCGGACGGCATGACCATTCGCAAAGGGCCAACGGGCCATGTTTACCGCGTCCCGACCTCATCGCCGGGGATCGTTTCGCGCACAGTGCACATCGCTCACGGCTCATGGAACGATGAGGACGACGACCATGCCAGCTGATGAATCTCTGTCGCAAGACCCCACGGCCGCGCATGGTGATGGCGTTTCACCGTACCCGTGCAGCACCAGGGCAACACCGCCAGGAAGTAACTGGTCAATCAACTACGGCTACTGCCGCACCAGCCTGGACTGGCATGGCCACGGCAACCCGCAAGGTTTCGGTGATCCACGCTGCCCCACGGGCTGCCCGCACAAAGCACCTCAGTCGGTGGCCATTGAATACGGCCAACGCTCCGAGTCTGACGGCGTGGCGGCCAGCGCGGCCTGGGTTCGCTCCCTGCTACCAGCGCCAGCCAGGCTCCCTGACTGAGCCAGCCACGGCCTGCAGCAATCTGCTGGGGCTCAACCGTGCCGGCCTTCTGTCCGGCATCGACCGCCAATCGCTTGGAGCAGGAATCACCTGCTCCAGGCTTACCAAATAGAACAATGAGCTACACACACTTCGCCCTACTCGCCAAATATGGCGACACAAATATCCCATTGGAAAAATGCTGCGAAGACTATTTTGGACTCGCATTAAAGAAGGCACTGGACTATGCCCGCTCAAACGAGCTGCCAGTGCCTGTTTACCGACTCGGTAGCCAGAAGAGCAAATGGTTCGTGGATGCCAAGGTGCTTGCCGATCACATTGACGCCAAAAAGCAGGCAGCTATGAATGATTGGAAAAGGGTTACGGGTAATTAG